TGATCCTCACGCGGCTTCATCGCGATCAGGTCCGCGCTCGTCGGCGTGCTGTTCCCAGGATCCCCGTCCAAACCGATGCACGGCTTGATAGGCGGCCCAACTGATAAAGCCGGGGACGCCGCACGCTGCGGACGCTTCGTGGTAGAGGCGGTCGGCGAGCGCTTTCGAGATGAGCGCTGTGGCGTAGTAGTAGTCATGGATCACCGCGGCGCGATTCGCTTTGTTGCTCTTCGGATAAATGCGCCACAGAAAGCGTGGCGAGGAGTTCAGATCGGTCACGAAGCCCGCCGGCACGATGTAATGCACGCCGGCTTTGGAGACGTACTCCAAGGGGGCGAGGAGGCGGAAATGCGTCCCGTCGCCCAAGTCGCGCATATCCAGCGGCGTGAGAAAGGCGCCGTTTACTGGAGGGCGCATGACGTACTGCGAATCCCAAAGAAGTGCGCGATACAGCGGGAGGGGATCACCCGCTGCTCCACCGCAAAAAGGCGCTTCTCTAACGCTTCCACTGCTTCTTTGACGTTGGCGTCCCCTTCGACGCGTTCGGCGGCTTCATTCGTAATTCGCGAATTGAGAACGTCGACCTGCTCTTTGATCTGCTTTTGCAACGATTCGAGCGCCTGATAGATCGGCTCGAGGTCCACGGACAAATTAGGGGGGGTATTTGGCAGAGAATCTGTCCGGCTGTCCCCCGGATCAAACGCGGGCCGATAGAAGCGCGCCTCCGCCTCTTCTTCGCGCCACGTGGGGGCGTTCTGTCCGCCCGCGTCCCCAAGCACATCGACGCCATGCCCATCGGCTTTGAGCAACCAATCGGCGGCATACTTATCGCCATTGATCGCACAGCCGTTTTGCCCCGGCGTTTTCCCGCCGAGGAGGCCGTAGCCTTCATGTCGCAACCGCCACGCGACTCTGATGACAATCTTGAAGGCCCCACAGGCCCCGGAGAGTTCTTCGCCCTTCGCCATGAGTTCCGACTTGACCAACGCGACGACGTCTTGATGCGATTGCGCGGAAGCCACACACGGGGCAATGAGGAACCATAAGAGGAGACATCCGAATTTCACTTGCGACCTCCATGAGCAATCGAGTAATGATTGCCATCGTTAAACCGGCCACCCCAGCAGCATGCATACTCTGCGGTGGAGAGCGCTTCCCACCATTCACCCAACGGCCGATGCGCCTCGGTCGTTGAGAGATATTTGCCGTCTTTGAACAAATTGAGATCGATCGCCAGCCGTGACGTGTGCAAACTGCCTTTAATGCCTTTGGCTAATTTGGCTAATCGGGCCGCTTCCTCTGGTGACCGGTACGTTTCCCCAAAGGTCAGTTCGTAGCCCTCGCGATAGGCCCGAAGAATCAGGCTCGCCACCAGTCGCGCGAAGACGGATTGCTTCTGGCGCAGGGTCATTCGTGATGCCCGTTGAGTTGATCCACTTTCAGTTCGATCCGGGTGAGCCGTCGCACGATCTCCTCATGGCGGACATCGTTGACGTTGATGCGCCCTTCCAGGCGGGCCAGCCAGAAAATCGCCCCGACACTCGGGATCACAATCGCGGTCAGCGTGCCAAGGTCAATGGTCATGTGATACCCTTCTGCCCGTATGGACGAAGACAACATTCGCAACATCGTCGACCGCCAGATCGTGCGGGCCATCGTGTACATTGCGCTGGCCATCGCATTCGGCTGGCTTATTGCTCGCCTTGCAACCTAGCCAGAATCGCCGCCCGAATTAGGTTCTCGGGCAAGCGTGCGCGACCGGTGCGATCCATCAGCAACGCCGCGCGCGACAAGTTCCCAGGGGCCGTCAGCCCTGCCGTGAGTGCCGCACTTCCTAGACCCGTCTTTGCATCACCAGACGTAAAGCCAGTTGTGGCGCCGGCTGCGACTGGGACTATCAATCGCGACAACATGTGATTGCGTGTCTCGGCGTCCTCAAGTGCCTGCGTCAACCCGCCAAGGGCTTGCGACCGTTGATTGATTGGGCCGACGGCTGGGACTCGGGTTTCAATGGCGCTCTTGAGCCCGCGCGCCGTTGCTAAGTCCAGTTCGGCATTGACACCAGCGACTTGCCCGCCCCGCTCCTCCGCGCGAAACGCCTTATCGGCGGACTTCTGCGCGGTGCGCTTCAGGGTTTGTGCCTCAGAGAGCGGAATCCCCTGTTTGTTTTTTAGATGAATGGCTTTCGCGCGTGACGCGATGGCGCCAGTGTCATCCACTTGGCCAAGGCGCGCTCGCTTCCCCGCCTCTCCAGCCACGTCTTTGAACCCGCTGACGACTTCATTCGTCGCAATGGGTGAGGCGCCCGCCTGCTCCGCTTGGGCAATGACTGCATCCGCTTGATTCGTAGAACGCGTGAGCAAGCGGCCCGCCTTCTCAGTACCGCGGGGCGAGACGGCGATCCCCTCATTAATTGCGGTGCGGGCCATTGCGGGATATTCACGTCGCAGCGCTTTCGCTGCCCCTAAACCGAAGTTGTAAATGGGCTCCGCCACTGTTCGTAATCCCGCACTGATGAGGCGCCCGCCCCCTTCGGCGCCTGCTTGGATCGCACCTTCTGTCCCAGCTCGGGAGATTTGCTCTCGAAAACTGGTCGGGGTATCAGCACTCCCACGCGCCGCGTTCGCGATCTGGCGCAAGAATTCTCCACCTGTCCCGCCGACTGCCGCGCCTGCCACGCCCACCGGATTCCATTTGCCGGCCCCCACTAAGGAGCCAAGAAACCCGCCGGCTGTCGGGAGCGCATCAATTGCGGTATCCGTCCACGTTCGTGCAGGCGCTTGTGGGGCGGCCGGACTTGAGGGCGGCGCGTTGATCGCGCTGAGCACCTCTTGTTCTGATGGTGGCTGTGCCGCTTCCACGGTGACCATGCGCCCATCGCTGAGTTTGATGCGGTACTTGGGCATTACGGCACTTCCTCAATCGAGAGCACTGTGATCCCCGTTCCTGCCCCTGACTTGCCAATAGCAATCGGCGGCAGTCCTTTCGCGGTCAGCGCCGAATTAATCAATTGCTCAAGCTGTTGAAATTTCAGCGTGGCTTCCTCTCGCGTGGAGCCCAGATCTGGAATCAGCGAGACGGCCCGCTGAATATCCTGATTCGTCAACACGCCCACTTCGCCTAATGCTCGTGAGAGTCGAATCGCATTCGCGGCACGTGTGTCTCTGAACACCTTCGCCCGTGGATCGAGACCCACGGCACCCATGCCCGTGCGTAAGGCACCGCTGACACGAGCTGCAGGACCGGCCTGCGTGTTGATGGTGTCGGAGAATTTTTTGATTTCGGTCATCGCATTACCGACCGATTTCATCGCATCGGCTTGCGTGCGCAACGCGGCCGGTGGCGGGGGCTGTGCTCCGACCGCTTGACTGCGTGGCATATAGACAATGCGCCCGTCAGGTAACTGCACTTGATGAAGCGGCTCCGTAGTGGAACGGATACCGGCCACGCGTGCCTCTTGATTGCCGCGTGCTTGGATCTGACTAAGTTCGTTTTGATGCCGCTTCTCTTCCATCAGCCCTTGCTGTGCACGGGCATCGGCTTCGCGCAGCGGCGCCCCGAGTCGATAGCCGGTCTGCGATTGCAGATCCGCGAGTTGTGCCCCGCGCATCGGCGCGGCCTCGGTGTACTCGCGCTGCTTCTGGCCGAATTCACTGCGGCTCAGATCCAAGCGCCCGCCTTCTAACTGCAGGCCGCGATCGGTCTGGCCGAGCTTCCGGCCCTCAACCTCGCGCTTGTAGATTTCTTGTTCCGCGGCGAGCCGTTCGGCGATCAGTTGCCGCAGCGCGTCATCCGCGCCAGCGGCTCCACCGTATTGGGCGAATCGTTGTGGCATGGTTAGAACCTAATGTTGGGTAACTGCACCCGGCCGACGTTGTTATACGGAGGGGTGGCCGTTGGTCTCGTCGCGGGTTGTCGCCGCTTCCATTCGTTGTACGCATCCAACGCGGTGCCGGCCAAACCCAATGAATTGAGAAACGAATCCGTCTTGCCCGGTTGCGGCAGCGTGGACGCTTGCAGCGGCGCGGAGGGTTGCAAGGCGCCCTGTCGCATCCGCGCGATCGTGTCCGGACTAATGCGGGCACCAGACAGAAATTTCTGCGCACGCGGATCGCTCGGCGCCTTCCGACTGGAAAGCAGATCTGTCCCGATCAATTGGCGGTTGCGATCAATCCCGGACTGCCGATTGAAGTTCGCGAAGTCCAACCGATTGCGGTCGTTGATCAGGTTGTAGTCGGCTTGCGCCCCCCGATCTGCCGCGCGTTGGCCCGCCGCGCCACGGGCGAGCGTGCCGCCGAGGCTCGCGCCCAGCCCAATCGCCGTGGCGGCGTTTTTCCCCAGCCCGAGCGTAGTGAGCAACGAACTGCCACCCGTGAACGGGGTCGCGGCAATCCCCCCGATCAGCGGTCCCCATTTCGCAAGGCCCGACCAGAAACCCATTACGCGCCTTCCTCTCTATCGAGGTTGATGCCCATCGACGCTAAAATTGCGTCGCGATATAAGTCGTCTTCGTAATCCCGCCCCTGCCGATAGCCCAGCGTGTCGTCGAACTCGTACCGGCGCTGCCCCAAGTTCGCCCGCCCCAGTTCGTCATCCATTTCGGCAATCGCCAATTGGAGCTCGCGCGCACTCTCGGCATCGCCGGAGTCCACCGCCAGGCGCAATAAACTCTGCAACTCCGCGCGGCGTTGTCGGACGTCATCCCCGACCAAGTCGGCGTCATACGCGGCGATGTCTTGCCCCGCTTGTTCGCGAATACCTTGGATGTCGGTATTGAACGACCCCGATCCTTGGCCCCCCAAATTCAAGCCTTCAAAGGCCGCCCGTTCGGCGGCTTGCGCACGTTCCTGCGCCGCGCCCCGTTCACGACTCACGCGATACGCGTCACTCTGCCCTTTCAATGCGGGATCCCCAATCCCGACCGGCTGTTGCAGTTGGCTGAGTCGATCGAGCAAGATCTGCCGAATCTGCTGCTGAAAGGCGGACCCTCCGCTACTGGTGCCCGCTGCGCCGGCCCTGCCCCCGCTGCGACCGCTCCCGTCACCGGCATAGGGTTGAATGGCCCCGCCGAGCGCGGCTTGATGGCCCGCCCCAGTCCATTCCGCAGAATTGCGCCCGCCTTTATCGCCGACTAAATCGAGCACTTCGCCGGTCGGGAAGCGATACGCGCCGCTCTGATTCCCCGACACGCCCGTGACGCCGGTGGCAAAACTGGGGTTGTCGCGAATGAAGCGATCGACATCCCCGCCGTAACGGCCGCCTTGGCTCATCCAACTGTTGCGGAACTGCGTCCGATCAAACGCGCCCGAAGGCTCCGCGCCAATGCCGCGCTGGGCGCTGGCCTGAATGGCCCCTGGATCGCGCGGCGGGCCGACAGGGCCATCTTCGAGGCCGTCTTCAATCCGTCGGCGATAGGGGTCGTCCTCGTCGAAGTCGTCATATCTCGCCATTAGTCGTCCTTTCGCATGGCGCGTAACACCGCATCGCGGTATGCGGCACTACTGCTCCCACGCGGTCGTGAAACGTTCTCGCCCGCTAATCCAATGCGTTCGGCGGCGTGCATGCTCGTCAGCACGCGGCCCAGTTTCGGCCACGTTTTTTCCAACACGCGCGCAATCGCGAGTTCGCCGAGTCCAGTCCCAGCTACTGCTAACCCTGTGGCCCACGGCTTCCCGCGTAACCCGCGATAAAGCGGGTTGTCTTCCCGTCCCCCACGAGACAAGAAGTGCGCGGTCGAGGCGCCATCCGCGATCGATCCCAGGACCGAGAGCCACGTCGGATTCAACGGCCCCGACGGCATCTGTGGCGGCAAGCCGAGATCGAGGACGGGCGGTGGGGCAACGGCGGTCGCCATCATGCGGCGCGTGATCTCCTCCACGAGTCCGCGATCGGGATCGGCCATTTACGTCTTGATGACATAGTTGACCGCTAAAAACGGCGGGTTGTCCGTATCCATGGTTAAGGTACCGGCGCCGTGGTTGTGTGCGCTGCCGCTTCCGCTGGTCCCCGTCACTTGATGCTTGTGATCGCTTTGTTGCACTTCGTTGACGCCTGCGCCCGCTGCCACCGTCACGCCGGTTAAGTTCGAATCGTCAGAGAGAAAATCGATGCTGTGCGTGTGGCTGGATTCATTCGCGGTGCTGCCCGAAATGGCATGGCTGTGATCCATCGATCCGCCCGTGCCCGCCAAGGTCGATCCGGTGCCGCTCGTCGCTTTGCCGAGGGGAAACCGCCCGCGTAAGTCGGGCACGTTGAACGTCGTGCTGCCATCCCCCGACCCGTAGGTCGTGCCTAGCAACGTAAACAAGTTGACATAGGTCGTCCGGCTCACCTGCGCCCCATCACACAACAAGTACCCCGTCGGTGCGGTACTGGTCGGCCACGGCGAGATCATCCCTGTCGGCACGGTGGGCAAACTCGCGACTCCTTCCGTCAGTTCGTTCAAGCGTTCCGCCGCGTTGATGCCATCCACGCCACCCGCCCAGGTTTGAATCGCCGCAATCAGATCGTCTAAGGCGGCAACCACTTTCGCCGGCAGGCCACTGGGATCGAACCCGATTTGCAAGCCCATTTAGCGCGTCTCCTGCGGGATCACCGGGGCGATCATTGCGTCCACGGTCCAGACTTCTGTATTCGCCGCACTGTCCCCAATGGTGAGTTGAATCACGTCCGCTTCACCCATTTCGGAGCCTTCGACTTTTTTCACAACCCGCGTTTCACTGGCGGCCGGGGCGAGGCTCACCCCATGTGCGCGGGTCTCACGGCCAAAGTCCCGCTCAATCGTCACCGTGACATCGCTGCCCGCCGTCGCTTTGCCGATCAGCGTCGATTCGGCGAGGCCCACTTTGCGCATCAGATCCCCCGTCGTCAGTAAGGGGCGCGTCGTGGCATATGCTTGAAAATTCGTGCCGTTATCGGTGGTATCCGTGGTATCGCATTTGAGAATCACGGTGCCGCTCGAGCGCCCGATATGCGGCTTCAAATCCCGCGACATGGACGCCCCGAGCGTGTTGCTGAAGAGGCACGAACAGCGCGCCCCGGCCGAGTCGCTGGTATGCTTGGCCCACCCGCCGCGGATCTGTCCATTGACATCCGGAAATCCGCGCTGCACGTCCAGCATCATCTTGGTGTCGGGATCGTTGGAGGCACCCGTGGCAATCCAGAGCCACCATTGATGTAGATCGGGGTAATAGGTGGAATGCGCGACGAGGGTGGAGGCACCGAGATTCATCGTGCGCCAGATGTCTTCGTTGTCCCGCCCTAAGTACTGCACCTCGCCATTGATGGTCACGCGATAAGGGCCGCGATGACTCAGGAAGTAGAGCGCCGCATCCCCGTGTTGGTCTTCCCCGAGCGCCAGGGTTTTGTGTGCGATGCACCCCACGTCGTTGCGCACTTTGCGCGGCAGATAGGGCGTGGTCACATCGCCGGTCGGGCGCAGCTTCCACACTTGGCGATACTTGAACCACCACGGCACACCATTGAGGGGGCCGCCACCGCCCGTCAGCGCGCCCCCATCGTTTTCGTTGAGATCGACCCAGTTTTTCTGTGTCGTTTGATTGGGGACGCGCTCGTCGTCGCCCTTGTCGGCACTCCCCAACACGGGCGTAAACCAGATCCGCGAGTTCTTGCCGCTACTATCGGCCCCCGCGCTTTCCCAGGCTCCGCCGCCTAAGAGGCGGTTGCCATCGGTCATCAGAAATTTCACGGACGGGAAGCGGCTGTGCATCCCGACGGCATCGCTCACCGGCTGCGCTTCGTTTTGCGCCGCAGTGTAGGAGTCATCATCCGTCGTGGTCGCAATCGCGACCGGACTGGGTTCGACCGTGCTCCCGGTCCCGAAGAGCCGATACCACGTGGTGTTGTCTGAAGAGCGTTCAATCTCCCAATGGGTTTCTCCTTCGCCCGCCACGGTCGGTTGCGTAATGCGGGCCGCGGTTCCGGTTCCCGAGGGCGTAAAACTTACTGACGCGCCTGGTTCCGACCGCCGGATGATCGTGGTGCCACTCAGTTGGAGCCAGCGCACGCGGTAATAGCGCAAGACGGCGGCATAGGCGCCCGCTCCGACATTCGCCACTGTGGGGGCGGCGGGCGTCGCAAAACTCACCCGGCGCACGCGCGGCGAACCCAGCGTCGGGTCATACACATGCAACCGATCCACGGTGGAGTCATAGGCAAAGAACCGTTTGCCGTTCAGCGCCACCCCGACAATCTCCTGCGGCTTGCTGCTTACCGCATCGTCCACCGTCACATTGGCCCAACTCGTGCCCCCGGTGAGGCGTTTCCAAATCGGTGTCGCGGCGCCATCGATGCCCCACAATTCGGCGGCCGTTTCATCGTTGCCTGGCACATGCCGTTCAAGAGTCTGCATTCCCAAACTAAAGGCCGTGCCGCCGGTTTGGCTCACCGCGATACTGCCCCCGCGCTTGTGCGCGAGCGTGGCATCTTTCCAGTCGATATTCAGTGCTTCCGTACACTGATTGAACGGCAGCGCCATGGGCGGATCGGTCCCGTTGCGCCCCCCGCGCAGATCCGCAATCACGATCGGTTTCAGATCACTTTGTTTCATCAACTACCTGCCGGATACCACGGCCCGAGCTGACTCGGCTGTCGTGTAGTGGCTCGTCCCATGACTGGCATACCAACCGCTTGACTCGCCACGGAATAGATCAACTCGCCGATGCCACGCTCGAGTTGCTTTTCCGCCTTCGCAAGCCGGCTGTCATCCTTCTTTTCGTATTCCTTAATGCGGGCGCCGAGTCCCACCAGCCGATGAAACCGGACAGGCAGAATGGGTTCATCATTCGCATTCGCCATGTTTTGCGGATCCCACTCAAAATCCGCCGTGTAGGTAATGGCCGCACTCGGCGTGGGCGCCAGCGCGATCCGCCGATAGCGGGCGTGCGTTTGTCCGATCGGGATGCGCGCGAGTTCGGTCCCCCCTGACGCGTCTTCGTGCAAGGTCACCGTGCCCACTGCTGCCGCGCTGAGATAGAACTTCGTCAGAAACACAAAATCGGTGATGGCGGCACCGAGGCTCACGGCCGTGGTGCCAGTCATCGTCACGGAGAGGGATCGGAAGTACCCGCCCGTGCGATACCCCTCGAGATAGGCCGTACCGGTGTCGCCCGCGTCGGTCGAATCGACAAAAATCTGCGAGGCATCGCTGGGTTGGACGGCGATGCCGATCATGCCCAGATCAATAACCGCTTCCGGCGTTCCGGTCACCGCCGTCGGATCTGGATACGTGCGGCGATACCAGTCCAAGGACCGCGGATAGATGTACTGATCGTTGGTGGCTTCGTAGAGATGCTTGAGCCGCGCCACCGCCTGCGGCAGCCCATAGGTCGGCGTGCTGGCGACCGATGCAAAGGACAGACTTCCGTTCAGGAGCGAGGCGAGGCCCGGCCGGGAGAGAATCTCAGCTTGCGTCTCATTAAAGAGCGCATCGGCGCGCGTGGTAATTTCGGTGGCTGGGGAACTGGTGTATCCGAACCGGCGATACCAGTCGAGCCTTAAATCATTGAGTGTCACCCGTCATAGGTCGTTTCTCCCACCCTTAGTAATACACTCGCCCAAAGACCTGGGTAATTGTCCACGCGGCCGACGTGCCCCCATTAATCGACAGTCCCACAAATTGTCCGCCTAATGCCGTATTATCAAATCCGGCACTAGTGCCTTCGATGTTTGCCCCAAATCCTGTTGCCGTTCCTAAGTTGTGGCTCCAACAGGCGATCCCTTGCAGCACCCCCGCAGCACCAACGTTGCGCACCGTGATCAGAACCGTTAAGATCCCCACGTCAACGGCTGCCGTCTGGGCCGGTCCCGTCAACGAGAGGCGAGACGTATCGGCGGTTGATTGGTTGGCCCCGATACGAATCTGATAAATCGGCGTTGCCGTTGAAGCCGCGGTTTTCGAAGCGGATAACTTCCACTCAAACACCATTCCGGCTTGCATGCTCCATGACGGGAGAATCAAACCGGAATTGGTGATATAGGTATCAGCCGCACCGACAGACTGGGCCGCGACCGATGCGCGGGACGCATCGCCTTGATTGACTCCCGCATCGTTTTTCTGCGCGAATACAGAAGCACTCGAATCGAAGAAGAGAATGCCGTTTCCTGCTGCTGGCGTCGTGGGAGCGCTTTGCTCTGCTAAGAGAATATCAGCCACAAACAATCAACCTTCCTGTGCCCTCCACAGTCGCCCGTTGAGTCGCGGTCAATTTCAGATGGTTAATGATCAATCGCCCCGTCTCTGTCGCGACGGTCAATGATCCAGGGCTATAGGCCGGATCGGCCGCCGCGGCTGTTGGTGCGGCGAATGAGCCATCGGCGCGCAGAAACGTCGTCGTCCCGCCTGGATACTTCTGCATCAACCCGTGGGCGGTGGTGCTTGCGTTCAGATCGGTGTTGTCATCGGGCGCGAGACAATCATCCAATTTCGGAACCGATTCGCCAGAGGGAGGGTAGTACGGCATTAGGTCAGCTCCGTGATGCGGGCCGCTCCGGAGGCATCCGAGGCCCAGATCCCATCGATAATCCCGGTATATCCATAGGGCACTTCAAAGTAGCTATCCGCGGCCATCTTCACCGTAAAACTGGTCAGGCTCGCCGTCGCGCCGAGTTTCAGATACAAGGCCACCGTTGAATCGTTGTGGATGGTGGCCCCCAACCGATTCGCATTCGAGGCCAGGAGCGTTTGATTCGCGGCGCTATCATTGACGCTGGTGACCGCCGTCGTGGCGGCCCGCGTTTCTTTCGTCGTGACGATGGCCGCAATGGAGACCGGTTGCGTGCTCTGCCAGAATGTCCCACTCACCGGTTGCGTCGTCTGCCAAAACGTGCCGGAGACCGGCTGAGTGGCAGGCCAGTTGTCGACGGTGACCGTGGCCGAATTGGCCCCTGTGCCAATTTCATGCGCATTCCATGAGAGGGAATCCAAGTCCCAATCATGGGCATAGACCTTGATCAGGGTGTCTGCAATAGTGCCCATTACGGCCGCACTCCGCGCTTGAGATCCAGGAACACTTCGCGTAGCCCCTCTTCAATAGCCTGCTTGACGCTGGCTTCGGTCCGAAACACGCCGACGCCTTTGGACACAATCCGATTCACACACGCCGTAATGAGATCGCCTTCTTCGTCCTGTCGGCCCGGCCGGAGCCGCACCTTGCTGCCATCGGCAAACACGATCTGGAGACGATAGTCGGACATCTACCGCACCCCATCCCAGTCCTGCTCGAGTTCGGTATTGGTATCTAACAGGAGCGAGACGGCATCCAGATCCCGCACGCGTTCGACTTCGACCGACAAGATCCCCGTCGAATCCAAGGGTTGGGTCGGTTGCGCGGCTTCCTGCGTATCGCGCAACTTCAACACTTCCGGCAAATGTTCCGTGGTCAAATCGCCCATTTACTGAGTCTCCTGGCGATAGAGATACCCCGTGTCGTTGGATCCGGAGACACACACATAGGTCCGGCCATCCACCGCGATCTTCGGCCGGCGCTGTTTCAGCGGAATCTGATGCACCCCATAGGTCCGGCGCTGATGCGCGTCCATCAAGGTGATCTGGATCGTCGGTTCGCTCGCGTGGATTGGCGCGGGACTGCGCGGCGCATCCAGTTCCAATGTGGTCACTGGGCCGGGCGGGCCAGGGTCGCCGCAGGGACCCGGATCGCCTTGCGGACCTTGTGGTCCCACGTCGCCAGGCAGCCCGCGTGGCCCCGTCGGACCACACACGCCTTGTGGTCCTGACGGGCCGATGCCTCCCCGAGGCCCAGTAGGTCCGATCGGGCCACACGGTCCCGGCGTCAACTGGAGCCGGTTCACTCGGTGCCACAGCGACACCTGCACGATCACGACCGCAATGAATGCACACAGCAGAAACGTCATCATTTGGGCGGCCCGGCTTTCTTCTGTGTCTCATAACTCAGTCTGGCTTGGTGCAAAAACAGCAGATCGCTCACCAAGCTCCGCCCGTAGATCGCCGCGAAAGCCACAAGCATCCCGGCGAGCATCAGCGCGAGGGTGCGGCCCAGGCGTGTCAGCATGTGTCTGATTGCCTCGCCTCTCTCCGATGTGGTAGCGTCACTGTTCCCATGACCCTCCTACACCGCACCAAACAGTTCTATTGGGCCTCTCGCAATCCGCGCCCACTTCTGCGGCGCGCGATCTATCACGTCTATCGCCCGCACCTCGTCACCCGATCCGGCATTACCTATCGGCTGCACGATCGTCGGGATTGGGCCAGCGAATCGATCTATGTCTATGGCTCCCATGCCCGTTGGGTGACCGCCGTCATGACCGCGGCCCTGCCCTCTGTCCAGAGCATCATTGACGTCGGGGCCAATATCGGCTGCGTCACCCTCCCGATTGCGAAAGCCTTTGCCGGCCCGGTCCTGAGCTTGGAACCCGCCCGTTCGAGCTTTACCTTGTTGCAGGACAACCTTCGCTTGAACGGCCTGACGAATGTCGATGCGCGTTGTCTCGCCGTGAGCGATCGGAGCGGGTCGGCGCGGCTCTCGCATAGTCCCACCAATAGCGGGGACCATCGCTTGGCCGTCGGCCCGAATGAACACCGCACCGAATCGGAACTCGTGAACGTGGTCACCTTGGACAGCCTGATTACCTCGCGATTGCCACCGCCCCACCTTCTCAAGATTGACGTCCAAGGCCACGAATTGCATGTGCTGCGGGGTGCCTCTCACCTGTTGTCTCAGCCCTGTCTTGTGATCGCGGAGTGCTGGCCCTATGGCTTGCGGATTGCCGGTTCGTCGATGGCGGACTTGATCGATCTGATCCGCGCTGTGGGCTTGACCGCCTACGTCATCAGCGAACACAGGCTGTCGCTGGAACCCGCCTCCCTGGACACTCTCACGACTCGCCTCTCGCCCGATCGCGAAGACGATTCCTGCGATCTGGTCCTGACGAATCGGCCGCTGAGGGCAATCGGGCTGCACCATCTTTTGCTTTAGCGAATCAACAACTGCTGTGACCCTGGCGGCCAGCCCCCACCTGCGGCCGCTTCCTGATATTCCACATTGGCCCACAAGGTCGAGATTCGTTTCTCGGACGCACCCGTCAGGCCCTCATAGCCGAGGTCGTAACTATCCGCGTTCGCTTTGGTCTTTCCCGAGAGGGTCACCACGAGATGCTGTGCGGTGGTCAACATCGCCCAGGTGCCGTTCCCCAAGGCAATCGAGGGGCCGGTGGTCTGACTCCCGCCCTCATCCCAGATCAACAGCCGCATGGTTTGCGAGGCTGCCCCCGCACTCACCCGCGCATAGGCATCAATCAACACCATCGTGTCGCCGGTATCCACTTCGGCGGGCAACCCCCCATGCCCCAAACGATCTTCATTGGTCGTCCCGCTATCGGCGTTGTAGGAGGTGGCATCATCGGGCGACCCGGGCAACTCATCCACTTCGCTGAACCGCGTCCCGGCTCCTAAGGCCGTCCACGTCACCGCATCATCGGCGGCCCCTTCGACGTAGACGATCTTCCCGTCCCCCGGCCAGGAGGTTTGAAAACTCCCGCTATCGTTATTGAGCGCCATGTCGTCATAAAACTGATCGTGGCTATGATTGTTCCCCCCAACGAACCCATTCCCGAAGGTCACGGCGAGGATGTTCGTCGGTAACGTGTCTTCCCCCGTAATGCTGGCATCGGACACCCCATCCAACCGCAGTTCCAGTTCTCCGACCGTATTCGAGAGCAGTTGCCGCACCTCAAGCCGATACCACGTATTGACTGAGAGGGTGCTGCCATCGTCCGTTGTGGCGGTGACGTTATTGGTCAACCGCAGCACACCCGTGGTCAACAACGTGACGGTCCAACCCGCATTCGCGCCGCCCGAATCGACAGACTGCGCAATTTGTACATTGACAGCGGGCAGCGTCGGGAAACGGTAATAGAACCGCGTGTAGAGCGTGCCGCTCGTCATGTTGGCCGACAGATTCCGCTGTAGATACGGCTTGCTGGCGCTCCCCAGCAGCCGCGCCGCATAGGTCCCGCTCCGTACGGTCGTTGTCGAAATCGTGGGACTCCCAGATTGTCCCGTCCACATCACGCTACTGGCCGTCAGATTGTTTTCCTCGATCCCACAGGTAAAGAGGCGATCCGCCGATGCCGGCATCGGAATTAGACACGCGACCAACAGTACGAGCACGGACCTCATGGGACGGCCAACCGCCCCGTGGCACTGGAGGTCGTATCACCCAATCCCGTCGCCGCAATCACCGTGACGGTGCTGCCAGCGCGCGTGATGTGATAATCGGTCGAGGGGGCAAACCCATACAGAAAGTGTGTCGTCGGGGTCCCCGTATAGGTGTATTCAATCGTCAGCGTTGGCGTGGAGCCTTTCACGAACCCAATCACGCACGTGGCGGTACAACTCGGGTTGCTGGCGATTGCGGCCACCTGAAAGACACAGGCATTCGTGCTCGTCAAGGTTGTGACCGCGGCAGGCGTGTCGCCCGAATCCATCGCTTGAAACGATGAGCACAAATACTCCGTGGCGGTACTTACTCCTGAGGTCACCTCCATGCGATAGCCGCGCAGAAAAATATCTTCGTCTTGATGATTAATTTCGGTGAAGATCGCACCGGTGGGGAGCAAGACATCCTGGACGAGCTTTTGTGTGGAGTACGTGCTCGTAATGCGCTGGCTCGATTCGGATGGATTGCCCGTGTGGTGAAAATACCACGTGGTGGGCGAGACACTGGCTGCTTGGTACGTGACGTAATCCATCACGGCCCAGAGGTCGGGCTTGACGTACAGCCAGTCTCGCTGGAAGACGTTGGGATTAGTGTGCCCTGTCCAGTTATATGCATCGCCCGCATTTCCCCGAGCGTAACCATGCGTCGTCTGGACATCCTGGCGGGTCATCGTGCCAGGACCGGCCGTATTGATCCCGGAGAAGATCGCCGTCCCGCACCCGTTCATCGCAATCGTATTGTTGTAGCGCCAGCCGACGTAGGGCGCAGAACCGTAGTTATTCGCGCAATCGTTCAGATGCGGCGGCGGATAGTGCAAGCCGGTGGCCCCATAGCCGTGCAAGCCTCGCGACAACCACACGCGCTTGCGACTGATGCCGAAATCGTTCATCTGATGCACGGCATGGTCGAACCCCCAACCAATGTCCGCATGATTAAAGAAATAGGAATAGGTCGCGGTGGCCGTCCAATCGCTCCGCCCCACCACCAGACTCGTGGCGGTGCTATTGGCGGTCGCGCGAATCGTGGGCAATGATGCCCCTGCGGGGTCGACCGCTGTGACGCTCGCATCGTAGTACAGGAACCGCCATACGAGAGCTTGCTGATCACTCGCCGCGAGCGCATTGTCGATGATGTATTTCAGATACCCTGCATAGGTGGGATCGGTGGTGCGCAACTGATTCAGGACGGCCGACAACCCCGAGCCCGCGTTCCCGTCGTGGAACGGGAAATCCATGTGGTTGGTATAGGTTTCCACGTCCCCATGCGTGAACATTCCCGTGACGCGATGAATCTGACCATTATTCGCATACCACGGGGCCGGATCGCGGACCGTGAGATCGTTGCCGGATTTCGACATCACAACCGTGTTGTATTCGAACACCGGCGCTTTCCACCATTTTGTCGTTTTATTGACCGCGGCGGGCGCCGCGTTGAGTCGCCATTTCCCGCTGACAATCGACTCGACTCGATACTCACCGACATCGAATCCATCCCCGCCAGCCAACGGCGCGAACCGGAGATAGCCCCCCACATCGGTGGCGGCAGGGGTATAGCCCGTGGGTAACACATCGGTCGGTGTCGTAGCATCAGTGGTGAGGGGGCCCCAGTCCCCCCACGAATAATTGCCCGACAGCCACAGCGTGATGTAATCCCCCGCCTCCAGCGCAGTCGCATTGCCTGCGGTAATTGTGGTCGATCCGGTGGTTGTGGTGCCCGTCGTGACATAACTGGTCGATCGCCGTCCCGCACCGGGGACAATCCCGTAAATCACCGCTTTTGCAAAACTCGTCGGCCAGCCCGCCACGCGCGCCCATTCATCCGACCCAATCGCACTCGCGACGATGTCCAGCATCTCTGGCACTTGATGCCAGTTGTCCTGTCCGTACGCGGAGCCTTCCGCGCTAATCCCGCCAGAAAACGATCCCGTCGCCATTGCGGGAATGACATACGCATCGTAGTACGCGAACGAATCGTTCCACAGATCTTGCGCATCGGCGTGGTCGCCCGCAATAGCCGCCCCGGCCGCCAGCCCCAAGCGCACCTGCGACCCGCCAATGTTCGCCGTGACCGATCCTTCCCACTGGCCTTGCCGGGGAGGACACGAGCCAAAACAGAACTTGGGATTGTCGATACTGAAGCGCGCGGCGCCCTGTAAGACCGGCGCATATAACTCGCGTTCGGCGGTGGTGAGGCTATCGCGCACCCAGTCATACGCGACAGCAATCCAGAACCACGCCGCGCGGAACGCGTTGTAGCCGTACTTCGACCCGACGGATTCTCCCGCGTAGGTCGCGACGAGCTGACCGAAACAGGCGCGGGCTTTCGTCGTCAAGCCGGATTCACCCGCCGCCATCATCATGCCCAGGATCGGCGCTCCATAGCCGCAATAGCCAGAGAGCGTGACGTGCCGCCAGATGTCCACGCCAGAGGCGTGCGCCATCGCGCCCATCGAGTACTGATAGATAATGTTGGCGCGTGACACGATCGTGAGCGTATTGACGGATCGGCTCACAGTGAAGAATTCCAACTCGATGCGGACTTGAAAATTCCCGCTCGAGGGAAAGACCGACCCGTCAGTGACCGTGAACGTGCTCCCAACGCCTTGCGCCGCCGTGATGGATGATGAAAGTGTGGTTTTCGGCGTAATGGTATCGGGGATATACGTGTTGGCATATGTCGTCATCGCTTGCCACGCCGCGGTGTTCGCCGTGCGGCGGGTCTGCAGTTCCGTGACCTTGGCACTCGTCAGAAACAGGCGAAAACAGGGACGCGCACAAAATGATGTCGAGCCGGGATCGGCCCGCGTAGTGAAGGACCAGACATCCCCCGTGGTCGTGCCAAATTGATTGGTCGCGAGAATCCGCCAGTAGTAGATGGTCGAATAACTCAGCGTGCCTGGGGCATAGGTGGTCTCCGCGCCGAGACTGGTCTCCGTTGTCGGGGGATTGCTGGTGCCAAACCGAATCACGTAGCTCGTGGCATTGTCCGCCGTCCATGACAGCGTCGGGACAATACTGAGATCCGTCGCGCCGCTGGCCGGAAAACTCGTCGCGAGATTGGAGGGCGCCGATCCCGAGACCGCAATCGTGGTGAAACTCTGCACGCTCGAACAGGTCGTGCTGATCGCGTTGATCCCACACGCGATCCAGTAATAGGTTGTCGAATTCAGCAACGTCGGTGGCGTGTAAGCCGGGATGGCTAACACGATCTGCTCCGTGGGAGGATTGACGGTCCCGAATTGAATGGAATAACTGGAGGCCGCCGCCGACAGAAACGTCAGGGTCGGCGTGATGCTGACATCTGTCGAACCCGTCGCCGGGTCCATATCGGTGATCGGTCCCGGAGAGGGAGGTTCGCCACCAGCCCCAATCGCGGCCCCAGCGGGGAGCCCCGTCCCTAAACGCCCCGTTGCGGCTTGCGCGCTGAGACGTGCTGGGACCAACAGCACCGAACCCACACAGAGAAGGACCAACAGGGTGGGCATCGCTACTTGTAGTACGCGTTAGCCACGATGTCATTGGCGCCAGGCGCGCCGGTATCCGCATCGGCCACACCCGTCGTCGCGCCAAAGCAGATCCCGGTGGTGAATTCAATCCCATGGCCACCGGCCGTGAAATGCCCCGCGATGTCATCGGAGGCGTTCCCTGGAATGCCGATCGTAATGACGGGCGTGCCGGTCCCCATCGTGCAACTAGTCGCGTTATAAATTTTAACGAACCGCGTGGCCGTCGCCGTATTCGTGACCCACAAGCTATAGAGTTGGCCGGCGGACGCTTTGATCACCTCGCCGGTGCCTTCATCCAGATCAAGCGAGCGGTAGATCGCCAAGCCGCCAGCCGTATGCGGATACACGGCGGTGATGACTTTCCGATCCAGCGTCATCCGCGCGCCCCCGACATCGCCCTCATTCACCGAATCGGTGGCCGTTTCATCCGCAAACAAGCCCATCACCGAGACCCCAAAATTCGCGGCCGTCACGTCATCGTCATCATCCCGCTCTGACCCGAGCGGCCGCACCCACTGTGCCCCGTCCCAGGAATAATTCAGCCCGATGGTGAGCGCTGCATTGGCTTGCGCGCCCGCCACGACGCCATCATCAGTATCGGTCGCCGACCCGGCTCCGTTGGTCGCGATGTTGATGCACAAGTTGCCATTGGCATCAAACTGGAAGACGTTGTAATCGTTGGCCGATCCCGATAAGGCGGTTCCACATGCGGCGGTGCGCACGCCGGCCACCGCCACAATCGGATCCCCCGAGGTGTGGACGCCATCTTCGTCGGCATTCCCCACCTTCATCCCAAAGGTCCCATTGCCAAACTGCATCGCCTGCGCAATCAAATCGGCCGAGGCGAGCCCGAGCCCCAGACCCACTAACAACGCTAAACCGGATCGGAGGACTCGCATGATTACCATCCCATGGCCTTCCCCCACCGTCGGAGTTCTTGCACCGCGTTCGTCCGATAATGTTCCCGAAACCGCAGCGATTCATTCAACCGTGCCGTCAAATTCCCGCAGCCCGTCAACCCGAGCAACGTATTGACCGGCTCCGGTTCAAAGGGTTCTTTCTCGACCTCGACTCGGCCGCACATGAACGTACGACAGACCAAGGGTCTGGAGGCCCACACGCTACAGGCAGTATCCTGGAGCAGCGGACATGGCGCGGCCTGTAGTCGGACGAAGCGCGGGTCCGCATCGGGCGTCCACGAGAGATCAACGGAGGTGGGAGCCGTGTTCTCAATCGCGGTACGTTCCGCCTGCGTCATCCGCACTTCGCCGACCTGTCTGCAACAATCCCCCGACCGTGCACACGTCCAGGGCGTTGCAATTGCGCGCCTAGTTGACACGGCCCGCACCCACCGACGCCGCGGCGAGTTCCGCTTTCAACCGCGCGAGTTCCGCCGTCAGCTCCGCCACGGTCGGAATCCGCTCCCCCAAGGCTTGCTGCATGTACGCGGTCATCGAATTGTGGTTATGCCGATGCTCGTCTTTGCACTGGAACCACACCGCGAGTTCTTCAATCTCCAACCGATCATTGCGTTTGGCGCGGACGGTAAACGGAATCACGACGCCGTCGGTTTTCATCACGCGATAGTCGCCCGGCTCGAGCTTGTTCAAGAGTTCGATTTCGAGCGGGGTCAACGTCTCGGGCGTGAGTTCGCGATTGACCCAAAACATCTTGCATTTCAACGCGGGTTTGGGCCGGAGCAGATCGCCTTCGGGATAGCTATACACGCTGATGCCGGGACTCTGCTTGTTCTCCGGCATCTCCCGCTTCAGCCGTTCCTGTTCCAGCAAGAGCCGTTCGGCTTCAATCGCCGCCCGCTCGGCATCCGCCGGGGCGGAGGTTTTCATCGTCTCGAGCAACGCCTTGAACGCGGCGAGAAAATCGCTCTGCGTTACCGGCGGGTCTTTGGGTTGATAATCTTTCGGATCCACAAGCGCCATGAACTCATCCTTTCCTAGCCGACGTTTTCATCCGTCGGATCGACCGCCGCGGTCATGTTTTCCGGACCCGGGGCGGTGTTACTGACACTGGTGCCCGCCGCATCAAGGTTGGTGATGTGGCGTTCGTTATTTGACGTGGAGTTGACATACCCCCCGCCGTAGACTTCCTGATTGCTCGCGGTGTCGCCGGCGATGGTCAGCTCACGCCCCGTGGCCGAGCCCGCCGCAATGTTGTCATACGCCGTCCGACGCGCGCGCACTGTCACTGCCATAGGCCTTCTCCTTCTCACACACCACAGCGTAGTGATATCCGTAACGCATCCGAGCCCGGAGTCGCCAGCCGGCGAGTTTCACCGCCTGATCGAAACTGGGCGCACTCCAATACCCGGGATGATCGAGTTTCCAGTCGTAGCTCGCGGTATGTCGACCGATCGCCCACAACCGCGCATCCACCACGTCTAGATACGCCCAGCCGCCCGGCACCGTGATCGATCGCAGCCACCGCAACACCCCCAGCGGATCGCGGAGGTGATCCATGGTCTGCGTACACACGATCAGATCTTGCGTGGGCACGGCGGGATACGCTTCAATCGGCGCGCAGATCGTCGCGAAGCCCCGCGCCGCGGCGAGGGCGAGTTCGGCAGCGTGCGGATCGATGACGGTCATGGTCGTCACCGGCCAAACGGCACAGATCCCCTCGGTGACCGCCCCGTGACTCCCGCCCACATCACACGCGGCCTTCAGAGGATAGGGGACGGTGCGTTGCGTAATCGCCACGTTGTGGCCAATCCACTGCCCCCGCTTTTGGCCACCCATCGAACACCGCCCATTGCCGACCGCTTGGACTAAAGGCCGATAGGCATGGTTGTAAAACGCGGTGTACCCATCCGCCGAGAGCTGTGGGTTGAGATACGCAAAGCCGCACCGACACACGCTGGTCCCCACCTGATACCCATACCGATCCCGCGCGGGGATGCTCGGATTCGGCTGCGCACACACCGGACACTGGAGGATCGGCACCTGCGGATACGCTGCGTAGTCAAAGGCGGGCGCGACCCGGTCCACGACCGTCGCCGTGCTCATACGGCCCCCGCCTGTTTCGCCGCGAGCAGCGCCTCGGCCACCGCATGAATCGGCAACGCGTCCCGGCGTTCCAGGGCGGGCGGCACCCCAATATCCCGCAGCGGCGGCGCATCGGGCGCATCGGCTGGCGTCAAGACCAGCACCTTTTTCCCGCTCTGGACCACAATCTTTTCGGACGGCCCGATCCCATAACTTTTGTCGCGCTTGCCCCCCGGATGACTTTCATAGCCGTAGAGCAAGGCTGGCCGATTCAACAAATCGCACCCGGGCGGGAGCACGATCTGGACGCCGCGCCCCTCGGCCACCCCCAGCCAGTATTCACAACACCCCCGTTGGCGGAAATATTCAGCATCCCCGGTGTAATCGGCCCCGTAGATCCCAATGTGGGTCACACCTTCCATGAGCGCGAGCGCAATCATGTAGGCGACCGTATTGGTCATGTAGCCGCGGGGAAATTCGGTGATCATCGTTCCGAAGGGATACTTGATACTTGCCGGCACATCCGGATAGCGCTCCTGCATCATGATCGGGATGTGGCTTTGCTGCAGCCACCGATGGTAGGACGTGTCCCACCACTTCTTCGTCGCGCTCCGCCACAGGTCGGGCGGGTGTAAATCAAAGAGCAAATCCGGTTCACGCTGACAGTGCATCCGACACGAGGCATGCGCCCAGAGCTCCCACGTCGGATCGCGCCAGGGCGCGTACTGAATCGTTTGACAGCCCCCCAGGAGGCCGATTTTGCGCAAGCGGCCCAAGCCGGCCAAGAGAGGCCGACGGGGCACCGGTGCGCGCCATTGCTTGTGTGACTCATCGGCGAGTTTGTGCGGCCGTTGGGCCTTCACCTGAATCGGACGTGTCCCCACCCGCTCCCCTCCCGACAACGGAGGAGGAGCGCACCCCGCGCTCCCCCTCCCACGACTACGACTACGACTGCGACGTATTCAGATCCACCGCAACGCCCGTCACATACGGATAATTCATGAACACCGCATGGGTGTTCCCGATATGGGAGGTCGTGGCGGGTTGCGCCGAGTTCGGCCCCGAGGCGTTCGAGGTCGAAACGGCCGAGTTCTCCGGCGTGGACGTGTGATCCGACTGCGACAGGATCGCCAGCCACATCCCGTAGATGTAGTTCTGCGCGATCGTGGTGGTCGGCAGGATCAAGGACAAGGTCCCCGAGGGCGTCCCGACGGAGGTTTGCGGAATCAGGCCGTACGCCACGGTCTGATCCGACGCCGTACCGTCACTGGCTTCCCCGGTCTGTACGGCGTTGTGCAGGCCATAGACCTGCACCCAGCCGCCATTGACCGAGGTCGCGTCCGTCATCGCCACGCCCACCCGTTCGGGGAGGAGGGCGGTGCCGAGCAGCGGATGCGCGCGGTAGATGTTGGAAATCCCCACGAGCACGCCCGGAAACACGGCGGCATCGAAATGCACGAACAGATACTCGTTCCCGTCGGTGTCCCGGGCTTTGTCGCCGGGCTTGTGCGGAAACGGGGTGGTGTAGACCTGCGAGGTCGGGCCCGCAGCCGCGATTGCGCCAGGGCCAACTAGCTGTGGCATGGAGAGCCTCCCTTACGTAATCGCCGTCACGCATCCGAGCATCCTCAGATTCGTGGCGATCAGGTTGGCGATGGCGTGAACCTTGAACACCTTCGCGGTTTGATTGGCGGGTTCCACCGACGGATGCGCCTTGTACCAGTGACCCTTGGCATAGGCGAGCTTCAGGAACTTCGGATTGCAGAAGTACATGATCCCCGTCGGACAGTCGTTGTCATAACTGAGCATCATCCCTTTGAATTTCAGCGTCTCGTTCTTGAACCCGCCTTCGCCCGAAGACTTGTCGGTGAACCGCTCGTTGGCGAGCAAGAGCCCCTCAAAGCCTTCAAACACGGTGCGGGTTGTGGCGCCGAATTTGGGATGCTGCCCGGCATAACCGTTGGAACAGAGGTTGTAGATGCTCCGCATGGTAGCGCGCAGGTTGTCGAAGGCCGAGGTGGTCTTCGCGCCCGAGGTCTGCTGACTGCGCCAGAAGGAGAAGTTGGCGCTGTTGATCCCGCCCCGCGTCCCCGTGGTGGGATCGGTGGCGATGATGTGCCGAAGACCGCCGATTTCCTTGTTGGTCGATCCGGTGCCATCCGAAAACAGCGCCGTGTTGATCGTCGAATCCAGCGAGGAGCGGAGGTTTTTCAGTTTGCCATCGAGCAGATCGAATTTCTTCGCGCTGCCCTGATTAATGGCTGATTCCAGTTCAGACTGCACGACCGTGCCGGCAATTTCCTTCCAGGAAAATTCGGCGCGATCGAACACATCCTGCCGGGTCGTGCTGATCGTTTCGAGATCGGAGTACCATGCAACGGTTTGGTTGGTCGCATACTCCAGGCTCGCCGTGATGACGTCGCCGCCATCCACGGACATGAAGCCGTCGCCGTCTTTGAGGCGATTCAATAACCAGTAATCCTCGAAGATGTTGTCTTCGGGCTTGTCATTGACGAGCGCGTTCCAACTGGCCGCTATCGTGACTCCATCATTGGGAGCGGGCATGTTAGAAACTCACTTTCATCGGTTGGCCATCGCGTCCGCTTCCTCCGGATGCGTCTCGTAGTAGGCGTGCGCTTCCGCGAAGTTTTTAAACTTCGGTTTCGCACTCCCACTCGGCGCTCCGGGATGCACGGTTTGCGCGGTGGCTTTCTGTTGAAGGTCGGACAGCACCTTCCCTTGCGATTTCTGATCAAGCCCCGGCAAGATCACCCGATGCAACACGTCGAGATAGGCGTCTTGGAGCGACAGGGCTTTGTTCGCTTTGTAGACTTTCAGGATCTCGGCTTTGTGCTCGGTGAATCCGTGCCAGGTCTGCGCGGTTTTCAACGCCGCATCCGCTTTGGCTTGCAACGCGGCCTGCTGGTCTTTCTGCTGACGGGATTGCAAATCCTGCCGCAGCGGGTCGAGTTCTTTGCCGAAGCGTTCGGTCAGCTTTTGCTCGAGCAGTTGTTCGATTTGGGCATCGGTGAACGTGCGGGCCACAATCTCGCCCTTGTCGTTCATGACTGGGATGCCCGCTTCGATTTTCTCGGCGGGCTGCTGCGATCGGAGGCTGGAGAGCATCCGCCCCAGACGTGATTTCACGCTCTGGCCGTGAACCGGATGCTGGAGCGACTCTTGAAGAATCGTTTCGATGAACTCCCCCGCATCGCCGGTGTACCGGCCATACCAGTTCGCCATCTGCTCCAACTGATCGCGCTGCACGCTTTCGGCCCAGCCGTGCTGCTCGCGATACGCGTCCAAGTCGCTCTTGAATTTGTCGCGTTCCTTGTAGACGCCTTCCAAGATCGCCTTGTGCCGTTCGAAGGGCAGGGGGCCGGTGCTGTCGGTGATCGGATTCGGAGCTGTCCCCTGTGTCGCCGGGGTCGCGCTCGCAGACGAATCCGCCGTGACGGCGGGCGTAGCCGTCGCAGTCGAGCTTGAGCTCGCTACTGTGTCGCCGCTGACTACCTGATCCATGCGATCCTTTCCCCGCGCTGTCGCTGGCGGGTCCGCGAAAATCGGGACCACAAAAAAGGGACGTGGTGCTGACCTATGTGCGGTCAGCAGTCACGTCCCTTGTCGTGTCCCTTTGTCGTCTCGCGCCCGAAAGGGTTCGGGTGTTCGGGCTGCAGGCCCTAGCGAGCCGTCAAACTGTTACGGTCTTGGGGCTTTCTCCTTCACGGGCGGCGCGATTGGCCCGCCACATTGCACACACACCTCCACGCCACTCGGGCGCGCAATCACCAACGGTTCGCGACAGGTGCAATAGTTACTTGCCACGGATGATCAATTTCCCGCGCCTGATGTCGTGCAACGACACCGGGCGCACCTCATGCCCGCTGAGCAGTTGACTCGCCATCCAGGCATGGAGCCGGGTGCGTTCCCACCGCGCGACCGCCCGCGCGCGCCACCACGTGATGAGCCAGCACACCAAACTAATTAGCGCCCGCATCGAAGACATATTCCTTGCAACTACATTTCACGCTCAACCGCGTGTCGTTCACGGCATTGTCCCCCGCGACAAAGTTCGCACACTTGCGACAGACCAAACTCCAGCCGCACTCGCGGAGAATCTGTTCAAATTCCATGAACCGCTTCAGCTTGTCGAGCGTGATCGGCCGCCGCTCAGGCGTGCGAATCACTTTCCCGTCTGGGGTTAGGAGCACCTAGCGATCTCCCGCACGGTAAAGCTCGCGGTCTCACACCGCATCTCATCGACGGTTTTCGATCCGCGACTGAGTAACACGCGCGCATTATCAAGCGTCTTCGCATCAATCACGCCACGCCAACTGGGAAAGCGATCCGTGGGACGCAGGCCATGCGCATCTGCGGCGGCGACAATCGCTTTCTTCGAATAGAAGGTCAGCGGTTCGTGACAGATCGTTTCAATTACTTGGCCCCCCGGAATGTCATCGCCATGCGCCGCCACATGCGCCACCTCATGGGGACAAAAGGGAAATTGGCCAATTTGGACAATCGCGCCGCACTTGTCGCACGTCATTGGACTTTCGGCCCAGGCCGGTCGCCGGACGCCTCGGCCCCGTGTTTACTGAGCGGACTGGCTTTATCGGCCAAGCCGCCATGCTGCGGCGTTTTCTTCGTTGCGCCTTTCTCGCTGGTCTCGGTCGGGACCGCCATCTGCAGCAAGGTCGCATTCATCGCCCCCGCTTGCGCTTCCTGAATCGAGGCGGGACTAATCTGCACCCCGGATTGTGCGAGGACTTCCAACACGATCGGGAACTGCGGCATCAAGGGATTCAAGTCTTCGCCTTTGAAGCTGTAGCCCAAACTCGGCTCCGGCTTTTCTTCCGGCATCGACTCGGCGACAAACTTCAGCGGGTCTTCGCCTTTCAATTCGAACACCTTCCGCCCAATCGCCGCCCCATTCATCAATGGGTCTTTGCGGAAGTATTCATAGATCTTCAGCCAGTCCGCCAACTCGCGCGCCGCATCGATGCGGATCTGACTATTCGGCCGCGCCGTAAATTTCGGCCGCGGATCGCCGGCCTGGAGAATCTGATCCCGCCACTGCAAATAGGCCAGCGCCGCCTCGGGACCGACGAGTTCGGCGACTTGATTTGGATCGGTACAGAACCGCAAGGCGAGGGCCGCGACTTTATCGACGCCTTTGAGGTACCACCGGACCACGCGTTTCCGTTCAGCGTCGAGTCGGACTTGCAAGGCGTCATCGATCTTGGAAATTTCCGTGGCCGTCCGATCGTCTTCTTCCGTGACGCCCGCTTGATTCGAGCCAAGGCCAAGCGTTTTCTGGATGTCGCGCTCGATGTAGTCGTTAGCCAGATAGGTCTGTCGTGACTGCTGCGCCTTCCCGAATTCGCGGAAGTTGTTATCGATGCCCCCGATAAACGCCGCACTCGGCAACGGAATCAGCGACCCCGTCATCGCGCCTTCAATTTTCGTGACGGCCTCGGGCGGAATCGATTCGACGTTGTAGCCGAATTTCAACTTGTTCGCGTCCCGCTCCTGCACCATCTGCGTGCGGAACAGACACAACTCTTTCACCAACGGGCGGGTCATCTGCGAATCGGAGGGCACATACGCGCTGTCGGGCACATCCCGCAGCGTCAAGACGTGAATCGGATTGCCAATCACGGAATCGGCGCGCAAGCGGCCATTGGGCAAGAGCGTTTGATAGGGCGAGGCCCAGAGCGGATCGGGCTCGCCCATCGGCCCCGTTTTGTCGGCGAAGGTGTCGAGGCCGTCGATGATCACGTGGCGCCGATAGACCAATGGATGGATCACATCGTCATCAAAGAGCGCCGCTTGATACCACACCAACACGCCATCGACATAGGCCAGCCCCGGCGTCTCGTTCGGCTTGGTGCCGGATTCCAACACCTTGTCATCCGCGGTGGTGGTGCCGGTAAAATCGGGCGGCAAGGTAAAGAGCCGCGACGCCGAGCGGAACGGAATCCGGAAGCGCATCCCCAACCACGGCGCTTTGTCGTAATCGGTATCGGTGAAATCGGCCGGCACGAGAAACTTTTTCGAGGCGATCCGATCCCAGAACCACGCTTCGTGAATCGGGACGGGAATCGGCCGATTGAGGCCCAGAATGTTGCCGGGCTGTGGCGTGTTGTCCACTTCGGACAACGTTGGCTGATACCCAATGACGGTCGGGCCAAACCCGGCGGTACAGGTGCAGTCCTTGATCGCTTTCAGGATCGTCGGGAGCACATCCATCCGATCCGGCCCGAGGAGCGCATTGAGCAACGCGCGAAACGCGAGCACGCCAGGCAAGGTCGGATCGAAGCCGACACCGGGACTGAGTTGCAATTCGGGCGTTTCGAAAAAGAGTTGCGCGCCTTTTTGTTCGACTTGATAGAAATCGACGTTCACGTTGACGTAGTCTGAGGACGGCGCTTGCGTTAAGGGCGTGCCAGTGTAGTAATTCAAATTCTCTTGCCACTTCGACCAATGGCTCTCCCCCATCGTCGCCGCGCGATCGACTTCGCCGCGCCAGAAGGCCAAGCCGTACGGTTCGTTAGCTGGCATACCGGACACTTTCACTGCCTAACCGAACGTTGGGTTTCTGATGCACGCTCATGCGCAAATGCCCCATCGTGCCTTCGGGAAACACTTGGGCCTGCTTGGCAAAGACCGCTGGAGACGGCCGACTCATCGCCCCATAGCGCCACGCATCCAAGGCGTGATCGTCCATCTTCGTATCCACATCGTCCGGATCGTGTTTGTCCGAGCGAGCATTCGGGATCGAGCGGATCAGGTAGCGGCAGTCGGGATGGACGACACACCATGGCTTGCCGTCCGGCGCATCCCGCAGGAGCGCATGGCAGCGGCCCCAGCCGTTCACCCGGTCGTTGTCCGCCTTGGTGATTGGGATGCCGTAGAAGCCTAAGGTCTCCCCAATCGACTGCCCAGTAAACTGCGGCGTGTTGTGCGTGGCCCCGGTTTTGTTGAAGATCGCCGGGTCACCCGCCGTATAGCTCACTTTGGAGAGTCCGAGCTCCGCGTCCTTGGCGTGGATCCGGGTCGCCACTTCCTGCTCGTCCAAGCCCTGAAATTTGAGTTCTCCCCGCAAATACAGACGTCCGTCAGGCAGGATGGCCCACCACAAGGCGCAGCCTGGCTGATTGCGACCCCAGTCCAACGAGCGAAACCACCGCACACCATCAGGGAGGCCCAAATCGTCCACGTGATGCGACTCCCGCCACTGCGAAAAAAACTGCCCTGCGAACACGCGCCAATCACCATGCCGGAGTTGTTCGTAGCGCCACTTGGGAAGCAGGGCAAGAGTAGTGAGGTAGTCGGGATCAATGTACGGGTTGTCATCGAGGGTCGCCGGGATGTACGCGAAGTTCGCCGGGTCATAGACCGCCTTTAAGGCTGGATACAACTCAAAATCCGGGGCGTGATCCACAAAGACATCCAGCAAGGCATTGCTGCTCGGCCCGCCCGGATTGCTCGGGACCAGAAACTTCGCTCCGCCCACCGCTCGGACCGCTGGCTTATTGGATCGGGCGCGCGTGCTCAGCTCGAGCAAGGGCACCGTCCCGTCGTCTTTCACCGGATACTGGCTCCCCTCATCGGGCACAATCGCGTCATACTCCGTAGACAAGTAGTTCTGCACCGCCTCGGCGTCTTCCATGTGCCCACACTGAATCAGCGACCCGTTGGGAAACCGCAACACGCCGTCCGACTTAATCCACTCGGCCCCAATCAACCGGCTTTCGGTTTCCATCCGCCGGATGTGGGTCTGCTGGAGCTGTTTGTAGTTCTCCCGCAAGAGCAACGCTTCATAGCCCGGAATCGTCAAACACTGCTTGTAAAGCCACCACCGACACCCGGTCGATTTCCCCGGCCCCGCCGCCCCGCCCCACAAGATATTGCGGGCCGGACATTCCCACATGACGACCTGCTTGGGCACAGGCACAAACAAGCACTTTTTTTCCTTGCCTTTGAGCGTGACGACCACCGCCTGTGCCACCTGTCGCCGCCAACAGGCTTCTTCCGGACACAGCCAGCAGGTCAGCCCCGCCACTTCCGACTGCACCAGCCCCGCTTGACACCAGCAACATTTCGCAGTCGGATGGACCGTCATTCCCAGGGGACCGTCCCATTGCGCTCATCCCCTCGTTCCCCATGCCCATGGGCATGCGGTCGCGCGCCATATTCGTGAATGACCGCCTTGGGCCCGAACCGCGCCACCAGCCGCGCAAGCTGCCCCTTGTAATAGGCCCGCAGATCGGCCAGGCCTGACGTCGGTTCGCCATTCGATCGCCGTTCCTGCGCCTTCCTATCGCTCTGTGGAGGCATCCTGCACCAGAACCTGAACAGCCTTTTTTCTTGTTTTGGGGAGGCGCCCTTTACGCTGTGTTGGTCTGCGCTGACCACCTGTCCTCGCCACCCCCGGCTGGGGCCCCCCGCTGGATTCGCCCGCAGGAATCAGCCGATCGCTCTCGCCAGCCAGCATTGGTACAGCGCTTGGCTGGTTAACATAATTGCTTATTATTGGACTCGAAGTAATATCGAATGTGTTACCAGTCAACAACTTAGCGCTGTCCTCGAGTAGAGAATGAGGGGCGAAAGTCTGGGGCGAAACCATGATACCGACCTTGACCTGCTCGACCGTGACGCCAATCTGCACCGCGACCTGGGCTGTAAAGTCTGGGCGATTACGGCCGTAAAGCTCTGGCCATAAACGCTCTAGAGTGGTCATATACGCAACCCAGTCCTGTTTACCCCGCAGGACGCGCTGTAATAACTCTCGCTGCCAATAGGCGTAGGCTCTTTTTAGAACATCAAAGAACCGTGCTTCGAGCGACGGTTTGCCCTCTTCATAATCGGCTTCACCAGCCTTGAGCCAGTTCCGACGTGTCTGAGGCGTAATCCCAATCAGGTCACACAAGGCATCACGACCAAGTGGTGCAAGCTCAAGCTCTGTAATGACTTGCTCGATGAGGTCTGCGGTTAACTTAGTAGGGCGGCCACCTTGAATACCGCTGAGATAGTGCCGCAGGGAGAGCGTGGGCAGGTAAGCATCCGCGATGGCTTGCGCTTGGTGCGCGAGACTGGACATCGGGAACTGATCGGGGTGCTGCTTCGCGCGGACGCGCTTCGCAGAACTTCATGTATCGTGCAGGATTAAAAAATCTATTACTAGGGGGTTGTGGCTAGGATGCTACTCCAGGTAGGTTTACCGCTTGCTTGTCTGTCTCCCATGCCTTGACAAGCTGTTCAGCGAATGGGGCCCATGTGTCGTGCTTCGCCCATGCGGCCCTCGTGGTGACGAGCTTCCACGGCCCATCGCTGTTGAAGAAATACACCGTGCTGTTGGGGCAATAGTCGCTCAACACAACAGGGATACCCTTATAGGTGAGCGGGACGAGCCCGAGCGACGCCTTATGGGTCGTCCAAGCCTCAGCGACCACGCGTGGCGCAACCGTGAGTCCGACTGCGGCTGTCGCGATGCGTCTTAAGAAGCTGCGGCGATTCACCGTGGTCCTCCCTGCCACGGCGGCGTATTCTTCACCCGCACCAACGCCCGCTTGCCGGCAATCCGCACCCGCCCGAGTTCAATCAATCCCGCCTCGGCCCACTTCTTCACGGTGCGGGGATCCACATCATAGAGTTCGGCATAGGCTTTCAGGGTCACCCACTGGCGCACCCCGGTATTACGCCTGTCGCTCACGCAGTCTCCGTTCGGCCTCGCGCCAGTCGGCCTCGGTATCTAAGGGACAGGTCTCGCTCGGGTCAATAATGAGTGCGCGTGCTGGCGACCCGTACATATCGCCACACGCCACTGTTTTGCGCCAAAACGCATAGACCGTCCCGTCGCGCTTGTAGCCTTTCTCCATTACCTGTCGTCGTGACGGAAACTCCAAGCTCCAGCCATGCGACATCTTCAACTCTTCGCCCCGTGCTTCAAGCAGTTCGTCAGGGCTCACAGTTTCCACCACGCTCACCACCGAATCCCATTCGGGGGTCAACAGAGCTAGGGCCTGCTGCAAGTGCTTCGCCTGCCTCAGGGGTTGCGTGGGTTGCAGCAAGAGAATCTTCTGATCGGGTGGACCGGGAATCTGCTCGAGCACATGCTGCACAACCGCAATCATGGGCGTGTCGTCTTGGGCGAGCTTAAGGGGACGCTGTAGCCACTGCGCCTGAATGTACACGGGCGGTTCACAATCAGACGAAATAACAGGTAGGTGCCCCGCATCCGCCGAAACAATCGCCGCGCGGTGCACTAAGCAACCACCTCCAGCGAAGGGCTTCCAATTTTTCCCTGGAATGCCCTTACTCCCCGACCGCGCGGGAATAATCGCCAGCACATTCACCATCGCCCCCAGCCCCTCGGCGACTCATCAGGATCATAGAAGGGCATATACGGCGACGGGCGCACACACCGCCGCTCATTCGTATTATCCGGTGGGCACGACGCGCGACAGTCGCGACAGGTGCCAGTACGCGCATAATCAAACGTCAGCGCGTTCCAGTCGCCCGTACAACACTGGCACCGCTCGTATTCGCGTGGATCTGACATATCACCTCCGTTATCTGTTCTCCACTCGTGCCTGATCCATATAACCGACTGCTCGGATACGGCCCATGCGCGATCTGTGTCTGGATCGCCGTACGAATGTGCAATGCGTGGTACGGCACATCAATCACATTAGGTCCGCGCTCCCGCCCCTGTTGCCGCGTCCCAATATTCACGACCGGCGTCCCAAGAAAGCTCGCTTCTCTGATGCCAGCACTGCTATTCCCGACCAGACAATCCGCCTGCCACAAGAGCCGCAAGAACCGCAATGGTGGCAGGTTTCGCACCGTATGCACCTTCTGTTGCCAGCCGCGTAACGCTTTACTCGCGATCCCCGCGCCGGCATCTTGCCCCGGCCAGAGGCAGAGGACTTGCCGTCCCGTTATTGACGCGGCCAGCACCGTCATGTCCAAGTGATACCCCGCCTGATCCGCTTCATCAGTCACCGGATGTTGCAACACCACCACAAAGGGCTGTGTTAGATCAATCGGCGCGCCGGCCCCGCCAAATTCGTCAGCGGTGATGGGCGGTTCACTCAGGGCTTGCTTGGCGAGATCAATCGAGGGACAGCCCGTATGCCAGATCCGGTCCCAATCGCCCGTCAAGCCATACACCCGATATTTCGCCCGCTCGGTACACACACAGTGATAGTCGGCTAACTGCGTAATCGCATCTCTGACACGATCGTCAATGCTTCCTGTGCGCTCTCCCCCCTGCAGGTGCACGAGGGGCCGGTGCAAGTACGCTGATGCCTGAGCCGCGCCCAACACCTCGTGTCGGTCGGCACATACACACACGGCGTCTGGCTGCAATCGATGAAGCACCCCGGCCAATTCTTGCGCAAGCGCGCCAGTCTCCTTCGCGGATGTTTGTAAATTTTCCCCTTCGTGGACCGTCCAACACTCCGCCGCAATGGCGTACCCTTGCGCTTTGACAACCTCCACCACCTTTCCATACCGCTCTAATAAGGCACTGGCACACGCGATAATCTGCAGTTCCACCTCTGGCCGCGCTTGCAAGGCCCGACACACCGGCTCGAGCTTCGCCCAACTCGGGCGGGCAGTGAGGATCACGGCAACCTTCATGCGCTCCACCGCTCGCGGAACTGTTGGCTGACGCCCGTCGTCATTGTCTGGACTTGATCGGCCCAGTCGCGAATCTCGCGAAATTGCTCCGGCGTTTTATCCCAGCTCATTTGCCGACTCTTCCCCGGTAAACAGAAATGCGCTTCGATGATCCGTGCGCCTCGACTGATCATGTGTTTGCAGACAGTCGTCCCGATGGTGTGATCGCTCCAGCCATCCAATAAGGACGCAGCATACACGGCTTCAATCGGCGTGGGATAGAGCGGAATCGCCGCCAGATGCTTGTCCATCTGCCCCGCCCAAGGCCCCACCTGCCGACCCCACGCCCATGATTTATAGAAGCGCACCGACATCATATCGTTCGGGAGAACCCACACGGATTGACTGCTCGCCACTTTGATGCAGCTTTGGTTAAGCCGCAGCAGCATCAATAACGCGTCCACATCAAACGGCGTCGAGAGAAATTGCACCCGCTGCCGCTGACACGCCTTGATGATCCGCTCATGCGCCGCTTCATCTAAATGCGCCTGCTTCAACCACGCGGCCTGCGGATCGCGCGGATTCAATCTGGCGAGGGTATAGCTTTGGATCTTCACGGTGTGCGCCCCATTGTCGGCGGCGGCTTTCACCATGTCACAGGCCAGATCCACATCGCCCCCATGACTGGTCGCCAGTTCGGCAATCAGTTCAACGCTCATCATGGCGTCCCGCCGTGATCTGCGAAGCCGCTCTCTGGATTAGGTAACGGTAACCAGTGCGTCGGGCGCTCACTCTCACTAGTCACAACCCCGACACCAATCAAATGCCAACAATCGCCGACGACGAACGCACCGATGACGCGCCCGTACGCTGGCGATACCAGCAGCATGTAAGTCCCATCCTTCGGCGCGGTTTCAATCGGTTGCCATTGGAGTTGTTGGCGCAGGGTCGCCACGGTCTCAGTGAGGGCTACAATTTCAGCAAGGCGCTCATCATCAGTCATTTACGACCTCCACGGCGGCGTATTCTTCACCCGCACCAACGCCCGCTTGCCTTGAATACTCACCCGCCCCACTTCAATTGTCCATCTGTGAAGCAGCTTCTTTCAGTTCTTTCAGATTGCTGACTTCAAATCTCATTGCTCCCCCCCCATGACTCATGGCGAGTTCCGTTTCGAGGCGGCGATACAGCCCATAGAGTTCGGCTTCAATCGCGTCGATGCGCTGGATAATCTTTTGATGATGCTCGTCCGGAAACATAACCTAATCTCCCTTCGTCCCGCCGTGATCCACGAAGCCGCGCAAGGCTCGCTCACACGTATTCTTTAGAGTGAATGCTGTTGATCGTTGCATCGTGGCGGAATAGCCGACTGATTGGCCACCCTTGGTGGACGCCTCAGTAAGCGCGATATTCTTTTCCGCAAGTTCCTGAATCTGCTGCAAGGCCCCGCGCAGGGTCGCCACGGTCTCAGTGAGGGCTTTGAGTCGTGCGACTTCGTGTTCGGCTGCTTCCCACGCCAGATGATGTCCCACCGCTTCAGCTTTCCAGTGATCCAGCTCGGCGGTCCGCGCGGTGAGGAGGGCTTCGGCTTCAAGACAACTTCGTGTCGCTGGAATCGTTTCAATAATCGTTTCAAGTTCACTCGCGCGGTTCGTATAGTGCATCCACTCCGCAATGCGGGCGCGTTTTTCTGCAGTAATTGGCCCGTGTTCCAATGGCCGAACACGTCTCGCTCGTTCGCGCCATTCGGTAATTAATCGTTTCAGGCTTTGTTCTAAGATGGGGGGAGGGGGGACGGCGGATCCGCCCCCCTCGACGACTTTTTTCTCAAAGTTGCTCATCTCTATGGCCGTTCTCGTGGCAGTTACCGCTACACGTTTTGAACCAGCCGTGTCCGCCGCATAAATCGCAGGTTTCGTTCTCTTCCGGATCAAGGCAGCAGCAGGTATCTTCTCCGCAGTCGTGGCCGTACACGCCATCGCCGCCGCATTGCTCGCAGACATCCTGAAACAGTTCGCAGCAGCCGCACTCTTCGCACAGCTCCTTGTCGTTCGCCTTCAGAAAGGCTCGCAAGCCTTCGCGATTCGGAAACAGCTTCTCACTCATCCTCGCCGGTCCTCTCCTGCCATTTTATGTCCATCGCGTTAACTCCCAGCCGAGTTGTCCCCATGACCACGACGCCAGCCAACACCCGAAGGGGCCTCGCTCCACGAACGGAATCAAGCGCCGGTTGCTGTAGTTGCCCCGGCGGAAGCGGAGCGTCTTCTTGCCCATCGTGAGTCGCCAGACTACGCGTTTCGTGCCGTACATCCTATTAGCCGGTCCTCTCCTGCACCCCTGCGTAGTTGTTCGCAAAGCCGATCGGGGATCACCGGCTGACCCTTGTCCCCATTTGCCGTTTGGTGATCAGTCATCGCATCAACTCAAGCGTCCCAGCCAAGAGCACAAAGTGCAACAGTTGATCTGCGCCAATAGCGACAAAGAACCAATGCCGTTTGCCGTCAATCGGTGTCCACGGATTCACCAATGTGCGCCCATGTTTCGGCATCGTGTAGGACGCCTGCTCCCAAATCCCGACTTCTCGCTGGAAGAACCAGAGTCGCGCGTTGATCTGACTCGTCACGCCATCTTGCGCCATGTGGAGCGCGATAGTCAGCACGAGGAATGTCAGCGCCCGAATCTCACCACCCGCTGAGAACCAGTGCGGAGTCATCAACGCAAAGGGAATGATGTAGCAGCCCACGTGCAATATCAGCGCATCAAACCGCTTAGACTTATTCGTGGCCATCCAGTCGGATTGCAACACAAAGTCCCCGATGAAATGCGCAATCAATAACGAGATTGGAATACTCATCCGCTCCTCGGCGGGCCGCGCCCACGCCGCCCCTCCTACTTATGTTTGTAGCGCTTCTTTCAACAGACCTGCCACTTGATGCGCCGTCTGCGGCGTGCAGCGCAGCACAATCCAGCCTAACAGTTGCGCATGATTGTATTTTTCCATGTCGTTCACGTAGCCGCGCCCGCGCACATGCCGGCCATTACTCCAGACGCCGCCTTCCACCTCGAGCGAGACGCCCGTCCGTGCGCGTTTCGTTTTCCCTGGCCACGCCACATCGAAGCGCCATTTCCGCGTCGGGCAAAAGCGATATTCATACACCGGCTCCGGCCAGCCATAGGTTTGACACAAGAGCGGAATCAGCGTGAGCGGTGGCACATCAGACCCCTTCATACCGCTCCCGTTGCCGCCACATGCGCTGCGCGATCCGATTCGCTCGTCGGCACCGTTCACAGCTACAGCCATACGCATAGCCTGAGGTCGTCCCATGCCAGAGACGCCCTTTCGGGGAGGTGGGTGGCAGAATCTTGGTCCGCGTGCGAGATCGCGCGTTATACGCCAAGAGGGCGGCGGTGCTCATGGATTCGCCTCAAAGAAAGCTCGTGCGAAGGCTGCTGAAGTTTGCGCTCGTTGCCGACGCTGTGACCCGGACAGCATCGACGTGCGATCGCGGGACCGCTTCGGCCGATGCTCGGGATATGCCGGCCGCACATACCGATAACTCGGGCGGCGAAAGTCGCCCCAGAGCCAGATCCGTTTCGTCCAGGGATCGCCAAAGTCGCAGGGATCACACGCGAACACCGGCTTGCCGAGATAGGTCTGCAGCTTCCCGATTGGATTCTCCAGCGCCCACCACAGGGGTTTTGTCGCCACCACGATCCGCAAGCACGCGTCCACGATCGATAAAGCCTCTCGCATCTCTTCAGGCGTCCGCTTCCACCTGGCGCCCACCCGTGCAAACATCGTACAGGGCGGCGCCGCCAGAATCCCATGCACCGCCGAGGGCGGGACATAGAGCCGCACATCTTCCCGAACGGCATCGGGCAGTTCGCAATTCGGATCCACGACCACAACGCGGTAGCCGGCCGCGCGATACGGCTGTGACCAAGCGCCAGTCCCGCCGCATAAATCCAGAATCAACACTTACTCCCGGTCCTCTCCTGCGGGGCCGCCGCCCCCTCGCCGACTTATTGCACAATGCCAAACAGCGCTAAGGCGTCCGCGGTGTTTCTGACAATACAGACGGGCCAGCCATCGCGCCGCGTCTCCACTTGCGCCGGCGTCAACGTGCCCTTGTCCGCCTTCACCTCGAGCAGGCGCACGCCTTTGCTGGGATGAAAACACACCAGATCGACAAAGCCTTTCTCGGACACTTTCTGCACGCGGACGCCCATGCGTTTCAGCGCGTCCACGATCGGCGCTTCGTTCGCATCCCGCTTTCTAACTTGACCAACGCGCCTCATGCGCTGATTTCCTGTGCAAATAATGGGGCCACATTCCCGATCCGCTTCCGCGCCAGCTCGACGTACGACGGGTTGAGTTCGATGCCGATAAAGTTCCGCTGCAAGCGAATCGCTACGGCGCCCGTTGTGCCAGAGCCGCAGAACGGATCGAGAATCAAATCGCCTTCCTGACTGCCAGCGAGAATGCACGGTTCGACAAGGGCTTCGGGGAACGTCGCGAAGTGGGCCTCTGCATAGGGCTGCGTGGGGATCGTCCACACGCTGCGCTTATTCCGACCGCCTTCTAGTAGATGCGCGCTCGCTCCGGCTTGGTGATTCGTGATGCCAGCATCACCACGTACGTCGCTGAGTTTATCGTTCAAGGGTCGAGTCATACCCTTAGCGGCTTCACACCTCACACGTTCCTCTACATAGTCCGAGAACGGTTCCTTAATGGCATCGGCGTTGTAGTAGTACTTCGCTGATTTCGCCAACAGGAACAGGTACTCATGCGCTTTCGTCGGCCGATCCGTCACAGATTCCGGCATGGGATTGGGCTTGCTCCAGATGATGTCGCAGCGGAGATACCAGCCCGCATCCTGCAAGGCGAGCGCAACTCGAGCCGGCACCATACACAAGTCTTTCGATTTCAACTCCGTATCCCGCCGGCGGCGTCCTATTTCAGCCCCGTGCAAGGCTGAGACGTGTTTGCCTCCGGTGGTACCACCCCATTTGTCATCAGACGCGTATGAATCGCCCAAATTCAACCACACCACACCATCCGCGCGCAGCACGTCACGCATCACAGAAAAGACGTTCACCACGGCTCCGATATAGTCAGCCAAACGATCCTCGCAACCTATCTGCCCCTCCACCCCGTAATCCCGCAACCCGAAATATGGCGGACTCGTCACCACACATTGCACGGACGCATCCGGCAGCTCCCGAAGCTTCTCCCGCACATCCCCGACTAAGATTTGCCAGGTGCTCATGCGTGATACGCCAAGAGGGCAGCGGTGCTCACTTCTCCCACCCACACCGACACACCAAGGCTCGGGACCAGTAGTGACACGCGGCACACTTGGTATGTTTCCGATAATGCCGATTTTCGAGATTCTTGATCGGGGGCAACGTACCGATCCGTTTGGTGGGGATCGGCTCACTCACCAACAGATCCCGATCTTGCTGTTGATGACAACCATCCCAGGACACCGTAAAGGCTGAGAGGTCTTGCACTTGTCGCAGCAGATCCATCACGCCTCTCCCTTCCCGAGTTTGCTACTCTGCGTTTGCCGTTGATAGGTATGGTTGTTCGGCCGACAGGGACAGACTGCGTAATAGTCGTGGGTATAGCGTTCGCCGTTTTTCTCGCACCAGATCCGGCCGCAGCGCGAGGTGGCCGTGCAGTGGTATTCCTTCCAGCCCGAATCGTGACAACTGACGCATTCTTCCTGCCACACCCGGCCGTGACTCAGGCTTTCGCGGAGTCGTCGTTGAATCGCGGCATCCGCCGCACTCGCCCATTCCGCCGTGGTGGGGAAAAAGCGTCGGCCTTTCTCGATCGCCAGTTCCGTTGCCCCTTGCTCAAGCGCCCATTCCGGCAGATGGGAGAGGGCCGTGTAGTAGCTCTGGAGATCGGCCGCATCAACATCCGCCACACGGAGCCGCTTCGCCAGCACGTTGAAACACTGGGAAAAGGCTTTCTTGTCGATCGCCGAGACGAGGGCCGTGGTCACTTGAGAAATTCCTTCGTGGCTTGCGCCAGTTGGGCCGTGCGTTTACTGACCGACGACACCATCGGTTCGGGCTCTTTGCCCCAGTTGTCGTACTTCCCCTCCAAGGCTTTGACATGGGTGGATTTGCGCAAGAGGAAATCCATGTCGGCTTTCCACTGGCGGTCGTTGATCCCCCGACACCCGGGACTCGCCGCAATCTTCGCGATGACGCGCTCCCAGTAGGCGCGGTCCGGCTTGTCGGTGAGCCGGGCCTTCGCATGGGTCAAACGGTCATCGGTCAGCTCGAGACACGGGCTTAAGCCAGCGGTCTCCGCAGCGTGGTTCCAGAGGGCGAGCAGATCCGCGGGCGTGAACGCCGTTGCCGGCCTGTCTAACGGCTCACGGCTCACGGCTAACGGCAAAGGGCTAACGGCTAAAGGCTCTGAGGAACTTTTGGGAATGATTTGTAAAACTTTTCCTAAATCTTCAGGAAATACCGCAACTACTTCACAGATAAAGCTTTCCGGCGCTTTCCACGACGAGACTGGTCTCCCGCCCGGGTGATGACTCAACAGCCACTGGGTATGACGGGAGCAGGCTTCCACCGGGGGTTTGGGATCGAGGGCGAGCCGCGGATAGGTCACCTTCTGCCAGTCCTGCCAGTCGTGTTGATAGACATAGATGCGGCGCTGATGCTCAAAGGTCCGCACCAGATGCACATGAACGAGCGCCTGGAGGGCCTTCTCAATGATCTTCACAGGCCGGCGGGCCAGTGCGTCGTTGTCACATTGGATCGTGAGGGGCGAGAGCCGCATCACGCCAAAGTCATCCGACGACAAGAGATATTGGGTCCACACCCGAAACTCCACATCGCTGAGCATCGCGAATTTCTCGGAATGCCCCGCGCGTTTGTGCAGGAACCGATCATCCGGCACGCCACTACTCCGATCCCTGGGTCGGTCAAATTGTCAAAACCTGTCAAAAAGGGGGAGGCCGATCCGATCCCGCCCGCCGCCAACTTACTGATTAACTGCGACTTCTGTTTCTGCTGCGTCTTTCGGTGCGTGCTCTTGTTCGTAAAGCAGCGCCGCGAATTCAAACGCCTGCGCCACATTCTCTGCCGTTTGATCGGGCGCATTGTTCCACTGCACAATGTTGTCTGATTTCAGGGTGCGGGTGAGTTGTTCGTGTGCCCCCATCCATTCATCGGTGATCAGACACAGGTCACCACTGCCGTTCTGAACCCAATTTAATGCTCCAACTGCACACACGCCACCGGCGTCATCCGCCAAGGCGTATTGACACCAGCCTTGACGGATGCGGTTCGCAGCCTGTCGTAAAAACTCCGGAACCGAGGTGGGGGACGGCATCGGCGGATCGCCTCCTCTCAACGAATTAGTTGTTAGTCATCAACATGATAAAACCGCACCGTGTCCGCATCGTAGCGATCAATGGCGCGCTTTTTGTAGACCGCGCTACTCTCGGGCCGAAACGTCACGGTAATCACCTCACACTGGCCACCGCTTCGCAGCCGGCATTTCTGCCGCTCGAGTCGATCCTGACTCGCCACTTTTGCCCGTTGCTCGCGCCTCGCCAGCAAGTGCGGTTTGGGTTTCTTCAAGCGATCGGCGAGGTCGGTAAAGGCACTCATCGCTGCCTCCACGCCATCGCGAGAATGATCAAGACGAACATGGTCAATGTTCCAACCGCCTTCAGTGTTTCGGCGAGGTTCGGACCGATTTCGATCATCTCACTTCTCGCGTTCGGCGATTAGGGCGTCGGCGATGATATAGGCGACTCGCGCAGCATCTCGTTCGTTGCCAACTTCCCATTGATCGAAGTCCATCAGCGTCGAATTAGCTAACGCCTGCCCGGCGAAGTAATCGCGCAGCGACATGCCGCAATATCCGTCATTGGCTTTGTGCTCATAGCCGCTAGGAATTGGAAACGCCGGCCCGCCGTCTGGTTTCTCACTCATCTGTTACTGCGCTTTCCGGAGGTAGCGGGCGACTTGCTGATCCCGCCAACTGGTTTTTTCTTCGCGCTGGATCGTGCTCGCACTGGCCCCGCAGAGTTTGCAGCTGCCGTCTCGGATCAAGCCTTCCTCTGGCCAGCGCCAATGCTGCGGGTGATCGCAGCTCGCATGGCCATCGGGATCGCGGCTGTCGTGCTCTTTATCGTGATCGCCCACGAGTTCTCCGGGGGCGCCGTTCCACCAATTCGGATCCGGCATATCAAAATCCAACCTCTTCGGGGACCAAATCCGGTTGCCGCGCAATCAAGCCCAAGCGTGTGGCGAGGGCATTCGTGCGCAAGACATCGTTCTGACAATGCAAGATCACATCGGCCCACGACTCACTCGCCACGAGGGCGGCAATATCCTTGCCTGTCGCGGTATCGGTGAAGTCTTGACAGATCCCAAACCGCCGGCAGTACCAGCCCAAGCCGCGATACTTCAACAGCCCGTTGTAGGAGAGCCGCTGTTGCAAATCGAGGTGCGGCGTCCGGTAGCGATCGAGATTCAGCACTGGCGCGTGGACCCCAAGATAGACGCTGCGCCGGAGCAGCACCGGCAGATCAAAGCCTAGGTTGTTGAAGCCGACGGTGGCCCGATCATCTAAGTGCCGCCAGAAGGCGGTAAGCATGTCGGCTTCGCTCGTGATGGCTTGACTGAGCACCGTCGGAATGGTGGAGCCTTCTTCCATCCAGCCGATGGCCACGATCTGACACAAATCCGGATCGAGGCCCGCATTCTCCAACTGCTCCTGGGCTTTCTCGTCGCAGTGCGCTTTGATCTTCGCGGGGTCTTTCCAGTTACTCGGCGCTTTCGGGAGATCCAAGTACTGCGCACACTCAGGGAGGGACACGGTTTCGAGGTCGAACACCACGTACTTCGCCGATTGATTGTTGTAGGCCATCGATCCCCTCCTCAGAACGGCACGAAGTCCGGATCGTCTTCGGCTTCGGTGGGCGGCGGTACCGCCGGTTTGGTCATCGACTGCATCTTGGCCTTTGCGACCGCCTTCACCCGAATGCAATCCACCGTATCCCCTGCAAATTGCGTTTCAGTGGCAAACAGACGAATCTTCTGCCCCTCCCACTCTTCGGTGATCGCCGTGCCGGTGAGTTCGGTAATCTTGTTGGCGTTGGTTTTGTTGAGCACCAAGCCCTTCTCTTTGCCGGCAAAATAGAGCACGGCTTTCATTTCCTTTTTCTGCCCGACCGGTTCAAACTCGACATGACTCATCGTCACGACCGGTTCGGCCCCTTGCAGGTCGGAGGCTTTGAGGTACTTACTGGGAAACGCCTCATTGATATTCGGCATGACTCACCGGCTCCTTCCCAACAATCCGCGTAACACCTTCCAGCCCACACGCACGTTGGCTTCATGCACAATCACCCGCGCGGCATAGCTCGCGGCCAGTCGGGCGTAGAACTCCGCATGTTCCGGGGTACAGCTCGGATAGTCTTTCCGTGTCCCATCGGGATAGAAAAACTGCCGCACCACATGGTCCCCAAATTGCCGCGCGAAAAAGCGATCGGCCTCCATCGTCTGCGGCGACCCCACCACGTGCTGCTCGACAAACGATCCTGGGGTATACTGTTCGTAGAACATCGATCCTCCTTCGGTCTGGGCCACAGCTGAACCCCGCGGCCTTTTTCTATTCGGTGGTTGCGGGTTGCAGTTGCGACCATTTCTCAACTAACTGTGCATGACCGGCGAGCGCGTCGGCTTCGGTGCTATAACGCTCGCAATCGAGTTCGCCATACTCGCCGCGTTTCGGAAACACCATCGACTCGAAAATCAGCGGCGGGCCATCGCCGTAGTTGTGATCGAGGCCGAGCCACACCGTGCTAATCCACTTCCCGTCTGGCAAGGTGGTTTCGGCCACACGCTGGTACGCGCGGTCTTCCAGTTTCTTGCCCCATGCGAACACATTGGTGATGGGTTGCCCTTGGCGGTCGTAGTACTTACTCATCACAACCTCTCAGTCCTTTCCGCTGTGCGCCGACCGGTGGTCTCAGATCTTCCCCTCTGGAAACAGAACCAACCGCCCCGCAGAGAGTTAGTAAAACTGGCCAGCGCACAGCAGAAGCTCTTACTTACACAAAGTCTTCATCGACCGCGTCGAGCGAATCACGGGCTGGTGTGCGAAGTACCGGAGAATTTCGTACCGCCCGTGCAGCTTGCGCCGCGCCCACCACGATCCCCACCAGGAGGCTGACAGCCAACGAACCAAGAAAGATCGCAGCAATCGCCACATAGCTCATCGGCCCTCTGCTTTCCGAATCACGTTATCCGCCGCATCTAGTGCCCGCGCATTCGCATCAGAGAACGCGCCGAACGCCGCAATGAGCGTGGCCAGCCGGAACGATGTGTCCTTCAACGCGGCGAGCAGATCCGGCGCGGCGGCGATCAGGCGGGCGTTGGCTTGCCATTCGGTGGGATTGGTGCCATCACATAGGGGCACGTCAGCAATCCGGACATCGCCATCGCACGCGAGAATTTCATCGTCCACCGCTTGCCACGGTCCCGGCGTATGCGCAGTCTTCTTCTCAGCGACTTCTGCCATTGGGTCCTCCCCGTCGGCGCCCCAGACCACGCCCATCTACCCCTCACTCATCCAATTCCGCATGTGCCAGTTGTAGTACCCATTGCAGCGCCTTGAGGCGTCCGGCCTGTTGCTGATACTGCGTTTCGTTCGTCGCGCCATAGAGCGGCAGCGCTTCCATGTCCGCAATTTCTCTGCGGATGCGATCTTCCAAATCAACCGTGATGTGAATGCGCACGCCGTTCATGGCTTAGTAGTCGGGTGACTCACCGAGATCGTCCCCGCGCGTCTCGGCCCACTCTTGCGAACCCCAGACTGGACGCCGCGTCTCTTTGCGCTGGCCGTTCAGGCGATAGCGGCGGCCGGGACCATAAATCGGCGTGCGCCCAGCGTTGGCGAGACTTTGCGCGTCTCGGCGTGCACGTTCTTTGCTGCACCGCGAACACTCACAAGCGACGTCATAGGAATGCTTCATTGCTCATCCCTCCTTCTAGGCGTGCTCCACCAAGCGCACCACGCGCTCGACCGTCATCCCCGGAATCGATTGCGCCGCGACGAAAATCAGTTCCTTCCAAATGGGCTGCGCTTCGGGGCGGAGCAGTTGATGCATCCAGAGCTTCCGTTTGCCGTCCAGCATTTCGCTGAATTCGGACTTGTGCTCCACCCCGAGGGCATCCATTGCTTCTTTGTGGCTGAGACCCGTACGGGCTACGGCGAGCCGTAGGAGACGACCGCTGGTATGAACGAAGTTCACATCCAGGTTCGCCTTGATCGGCTCCGGGCTGCGAACACTGTTCAGTAGCGCCTCCCGCCGCGTTGAATGCATCATGGTCGGCATGGCGTTACCCGATCTCACGATCGAGGAACTGATCGCGCTCTTGCTCTTTTATGGGAAATTGCGGGTGCAGAAAGACCGGCGGAAAGAGGCTGACTAGTGTGCTAGGATGGGACTGCTTCCTGACGCCCCACCTCAGCGCACCCCAGCCAAGTAAGCGGATCGTTGACCGACGGTCAGTCGTGCAATGGATGTTATGTAAACTAACGGGCATAGCCGTATGCCATCTGTTTATCAGCATTTACGGTCGCGCCGGATTTGCGTCGTTTCTTTTCGCTTACTGGAGTACGCATCCAGATACCCGCCGGCAGCCCGGTATGGCGTTCGATCCGTAAGGCCGCCGCTAACCCCGGCCGTCGATGGCCGTGCAGATATTGGTTCAGGGACATGAAGTGCAGTTCAAGGACTTTGGCCGCTTCGCGCTGGTTGAGGCCCCGGCGCTCCATCCAGTCCCACAGCGCGGTGGCCCCGGCGGTCTGGTGGATGGGGCGCTTGGTCAACATGGGTTGATAGTAAGCCTACAGCTTACCGCCTGTCAAGCCCAAAGTGCACGGGAAGTTTCGCCTTCGCTTACCGCTCCTGTGTTACAACGCGATTTGCTGCCTGCGATGCGCCGCGACGACTTGAAGGCCAATTACATCCTGAAAACGAATATTGGGGCGTTGATGGCCCTGCGAAATGTGAACCAGCCCACGCTGGCGCAGTATGTCGGCCATACCAAAGCCTGGATCAACAACTTTCTCAATGACCCCGTGGTGGAAATTCAAATCAAAGACTTAGATAAAATCGCCGATTGCTTAGGGGTGGCGACCTACCAACTCTTTCAGCCTGGCATCAGCGATCGCGCCGAGCGCCGACATGCCATCGACCGACGGAGCGGGCAGGAACGGCGCATCGGCCATCAGGGCCGAGTTTTGCAGGGCCTCCAACTCGAACACGCCAAACACCCGAGAGGAGGCGCCCATGATCGTGCGCTTCGACCGGCGACGCATGAACCGACTATTACGCGATTGGTGGCCGACTTCGACCGCCAACTCCAAGCCGCCTATGAAGCTGGGCGACAAAATGCAGGTGCTGGCGGGGATCAGCCCATGGCACCTCGGCGTCGTCGAAAAACTGGTGGATCAGATGCTCAGTCATCTTGACCGCCGCACACATTTTGTTATTCTCAGTCTCAGCTTGGAACACGCCGTCAGTGAATGGCTGACGCTGATCTAGAACGCCCCCAACACCTGAAACGCCTGTACATCGGCATATCCTGTTTGCCAGAGGCCCATTGTGGCTGGGCGCCGTGCGCACGCATTATCGATGCCTGACACCCCTGCGTCGATTAGGGACGATATTCGACGCACGTTAGAACCCGCCCAATACCTGAAACGCCTGCACCGCGACATACCGTTTCTCCTGTCCATTCACCATCCGAATTAACGTCGCGGAGGCGATGTAGTTCCCACTGACCAGATCGGTCCAGCAGGCACACGAATTGGTGGGTTGGAACATCCGCTGCCGCTGCGCCCCATCGATCTGAAAGTAGCTGCTCCGGTGCATCGGGCCGTCATATTCGAGAAACAAGCCGCGATTGGCTTCGTGGCGTTCAATCATCGCGCGGACGCGGAAGCCGCCGGGGACCATACTGAAGGGCGGGTACACCGTCAAGGTAATAGGCGAGGGGGCACAGACCGCCCAGGTCGCAATCCCCAACGCCAATAATATAAGCACCCAGCGGACTATCGCCATGTTCACAACATCGCTGTCAGAAATTTGTATACATTTTTCAGACAAACCCCCCATTTAGTGTTTGTAGCCAAAGGTCACCGCGGAGGTGATAATCAACGCGCCGGTCCAGTAGATCGCATCTGCGCACTTCCCAGCACACAACCAACGGATCGCATTGACGCCGTAGAGCGTCATAATCACGTAGTTGAAGATCGCCGGATCAGTTAGGAGGCGCATGGGCGGGACTCTTGTGCGGGACGGCCACAGCGTGGACAGCGCGGGAGCACACTAGCGACGTCGTGATGGTGCGGCTGTGGGACTGCGCTGCACGTACACACGGGCGTCTCAAAGATCCATGTATGACTACACACGGCGCAGAACGCTTCGCGCTTCCGATGCGTTTGCACAAGTTCCACCAACACCTTTTCTTTGCAGCGCGGACACTGGAGCACGGGGCCTCGTTCGCACAATTAAAATGTTTTTGTCCGACGAAACAATCTCATCGAGGAAATCACAGAGCACGACGGCCGCCACGACGTTCTGGAGTCGCATGGTCGCCTCGCATGTCAATCGGGAATAATCACCACTAAGCCGAAAAAGAACCCAATCACGCGCCCGTCGGCTTTCATGGTTCAAGCAACCGATACGCTTTGACCGTGCGTCGCCCACCCGGTGTTTGCCGCCCCCGCCTCACGACAACCGCCTTGCCGATTCGCACCAATCGATCCCCCTCGCGATAGGCGTAGGTGATCGACACACCCAAGAGCGCCGCCAGTTCGTGCGGGGTCACCGATCCATCATTCGTTGATGCGGTGACTTCAGCCGCGCCGAGTGCCCGCAACCAATCATCGCGCGTAATCATGGTTCTTCCGCGCTCCGCCCCACGCTCCACACCTTCCGTCTGTAATAAAACTCTTCGTCCCCCTGCCGAATCAGAATCCCGCCGAACTGCGGTTCGCTGATCCGCGCACCGGGGATCTTCCACACATACGGCGTCTTCCCCTGCCAGGCTGGCGTCACAATCGCCGCGGCGTAGCCTTTGGCGGAGTTCAGATCGACCGCGATGCTGCGATGCCGATGCGAGCGCACGATAAAATCCGGTGGTTCGCGATGCCAGCGGGCCGCTTCGACATACTCCGCCGTGAGTTCGGCATTCACCGCAGACGCTTCATGCGCGGCGCTGGAGGTCGTGCCGATGTGATGGAGCAGATGCACGAGACACGTCCCTACCCGTTTCCACAAATCGAACCGCGCATACTGGCCGTGGGTATTTGGCTTCGCGCCGAGTGATCGCGCAAGCCGTTCTTCGTTCTCGCCCGATTGGCCGACGTGCGCTTCGGTCCCACGAATGTGGTAATAGGTGCCGCCCGAGTTCACACATTGTGCGACCACCGGCCGCAAGACTGCTTCGGCAATGCGTGATTGGTCTTCCAAGTTGTGACTGATCTGCGTGGTGGAATTATGGTGTGTCCCATCCACGGCATCGCCGTTATGCACGACATCAAAGGGTTCGCCTCGGGTCACGTCCGGTACCCACTCCAGCCAGAATTGCTGCCACAGCGCCCACATCTGCTGTTGAAACTCAGAAGCGGTATAGGTGCCCCCGCTATCCAACGGTACCGGATCGGGCGGGCACAAGCCCAACCGACAGCCGCAGTGCGTGTCAGAAAAAACAATTAGGTTTTTGGCCACGTAGTCATTACGTCAGTGTCCGTAACGCCGGGTGCCCTTGCTCCTGCCAAAAGCTGTAGACCACTTCATCCTCCGGATCGATCGCAAACAGGAAATACCCTTGGGCTTCATGCTCCGGCCATTCCGCCAGGACGATGCTTTTCGTCGTATAACTAAAGGCCGTCAACCGGACGACGATGCAGCGAATCTCGCTGTAGGACCGCACCTCGTCCTGTCGCCACCAGGCCATCGCTCATGTGCAGTGCCGGTGGATCTGCACCGCTTCGTAGGCCATCAGGCCGAGATAGACCGCGCTGTTGATTGCATGATGCTGTTCTCGGCGTTTCACAAACGCGACCACGTTGTAGACCGCGCACAAGGCGGCGAGTGTCAGCACGGCACCATGCGTAGCCGCTTTCACGCCTTCGCCCACGCCGTGATCGGTGAAGGCGGCCATCAGTTATCGGTGTCTTTACAGAGCCGCGCACAGGTGCAGTGGGACTTGTGGCACCAGGCTTTACATTTCGCGGATTCGCCGAGGGGCACCTCGATCGGATTGCCGTCCTCGTCTTCCCCTTGCGTGGTACACATCGGATCTTTGTCTTCCACCATTCCGCGACAGTCACAAGCATGGGCTTCGGTTTTCAGGTGCTCTGCGTTCTGCGCCGGCCAGCAAAACCACCCCACCGGCGGCTCGCGATGTTCCGATTGGCCCGGATAGGGTTCCGGCGCATCTTGGGCGAACAAGACGCCGACGAAGAAGGCGAGGAGCAGCACGCTACCGAGTCGTCGTCGCATGGCGCCCTCCGATGAATTGCTGTTGCACGTCAATCCCGACACTCAAGAGCAGTTCGTACCATTTCGCCGGGGTGTCCCGGCGCCACATTCCCATCGTTTGAATCAAGGGGTCGGTGTCGTGGAGCATCTGATCCACCGATTGCTTCCCCGCGAGAAAGATCGCGTCCCGCAAACTCACCCGACTGACCCCATCCCGCACTTGGAGGCGTCTCATTGAATCCGCACCCCAATGGGGGCGGAGGGGATGACCAGCATCGTGAAACTGAACACGGCCGACTTCGCCGACTCCCCCGCACTATTGCCCGCGGTCAGTTGGAGCGTATGGGCGCCGGGGGTAAAGGCGGGAAAGGGGGTCGTACACATCGGCCAGAAATTCGGGCCGATCCCACAGGTCGCGACTAAGATCGTGCTGGTGGTCGCCCCATCGGCGTAAAGACGATAGGTCAAGGCTTGCGCTTCGGCGATCGAGTTGACATTCTCTTGATCCCAGGCCAACTTACTCGTCGGGGTCGCATTGGTTTGTGCGGAGGCGATCGAGGCGAAGACGAGGAGCAGCAGGACGCTAGTAGTGATCAATTTCATCGTCGTCTCCTACGTTGGCCGAGTCATCAACAAATCGACTCCGGCCTTGATCCTCACGCGGCTTCATCGCGATCAGGTCCGCGCTCGTCGGCGTGCTGTTCCCAGGATCCCCGTCCAAACCGATGCACGGCTTGATAGGCGGCCCAACTGATAAAGCCGGGGACGCCGCACGCT